GCCCCGTCACGCCGGGCCCCCCTGTGCCAGTCCCACCACGGGGCACCTGCCCGCTCAGGGCACCACAGACTGCCTCGCCGGCCGGTACCTCCGGCGGGGTGGAACACCCATCGGTACCGGATGGAAGGAGTCACCCGATGGTGGCAGAGAAGAAGGGCACCACGCCCAAGAGCGCGACCGAGACGGCGGCCAAGCCGGTCAAGGAGCGCAAGCCCGCGCGGACCCTGGAGCAGCGCATCGCCGAGCTCCAGGCGAAGCAGGCCGAGAAGGACGCGAAGGCCGCGGAGAAGGCGAAGGCCGAGCTCGACGCCGTCGAGACCGCGTTCGTCAAGGCCGAGGCCAAGCTGCTCGAGCTGCTCCGCAAGCGCAGCGCGCTGCGCACGGCGGCCGGCTGGACCGCGGACGAGAACGGCGACATCAACGTCCCGCCCGTGACCGAGGTCGCGGACGAGACGGTCGCCGAGGACTCCTCGGAGGGCTGACGTGAACACCACGGGGTACACCGCACTCGATGCGGTCAACCTCGTGGTCGATCAGACACGGGGGCTGCGCTGCTACCTCACTGGCAGCGCAGCCTCCGCGGCTGACAAGGAGGTTCGCGGAGTGCACGGCTTCGAGAAGTCGTGGCACGACGTGGACCTCTTCGTCGGTTCGGAGAACGAGTGGGTGCGCAGCATCCAGTTCCTGATCGACCGCGGCTACGAGTTCTGCGACCGCATGGAGATGCTCTGGTTCCGAGTGCTGCACTACGGCACGAAGAACTGGCACACCAACTCGATGCGGCTGACGAACCCGGAGGGCATCGAGGTCAACGTCATCTACAAGACGCAGGGTCGACACCCCACGTCTTCACTGTCGCAGGTCATCGAGACCTTCGACTTCGGGCTGCTGTCCCTGGGGTGGGAGACCGAGACGGGTACGTTCCGCGACGCGCGGTCGTACCAGTTCCCGGGCCTGGACATCGACGGCCCTCTGCCGCTGCTGCCGTGGCGGCGCGAGCAGATCCAGCAGGGTCACTTCCGTGAGCACCAGGGCATGCGCATGTTCGGCCGGGTGCAGCGGTACTTCGGCGAGTACGGGTACGACGGCGCCGCCGTCCTGCCCGACATCGTCGAGGGGTACTTCAACGCGTCGAAGTACTACCTCAACCGCACCAAGCCGGAGCACATCAAGACCGGTGCGATCTACCAGCACGTGGCCTTCCTCATCGAGGACCGCAACTGGACCGAGCTCAAGGAGGCAGCGGACCTGCTGCCCAAGATGGACATCATCGACGAGCTCTACGACCTGCTCATCGAGCCGTGATGAGCACGGCCACCGGCACGCTCTGCGCCAACGGTGCGCACCACGGACCGGCTGTCAGTGGGTCGGCGTACTGTGACGACTGCAACATCGCCGTCCAGCTCTCCGCCCGCAGGCCGCCGCGTCCGGTCGGCACCCTGGGTCAGCTGATCCGGGACGCCAAGCAGAAGGGACTGATCGACCCGCTGCCCTCGGGCAAGCTCGGCTCGGTCTGGCACCAGCCGTAGTCCCACCACATCTCCTGTCCGACGGGACAGGTGGCAGTACCCCAACGATCGAAGGAGAAACATCATGACGCTCAGCGTCACCAAGCTCGCCGGCAGCCAGGTCCTCGTCGAGGGCCGGGACCCGCGCGGCGTGGAGGGCCAGGAGATCCTGGACTCCACCGAGTGGGACAGCTGGAAGCAGCACAACCAGAAGAAGGCCATCGTCGCGGAGGTCGACGCCGACATCGAGGCGTTCCTCGCCCCGCTCACGGCGGCGTTCGAGAAGCTGGAGTCGGCGGGCAACGCCAAGCCGGAGCTCGACCCGCTGTTCTACGTGACCGAGGGCGACGACGTCGAGCCGGTCGCCGCCGAGCGCAAGGTCATCACCCGCATCAGCCGTGACTCGGCGATCCTGCGGGCGATCGAGTCGGGCCAGCAGAACCGGCTGGTCTGGGTCAAGGACCAGCTCGTCATCACGGCCGAGCCGGTGCCGTACGTCACGCCGACGGTGACGGTCACCGCCTTCGCCGGCGACGACAGCTCGTCCGACCAGGGCGAGGTCGGCCACCACCAGGTCTGACCGGTGGCAGACGACGACACGATCGACGCCGTCGTTCTGCGTGCACTGCAGGGGCAGGAGCCGGGGATCACCTCGGCTCCTGCTCCGATCTCGCACTACACGATCAGTGCGCCAGGACAGCCGTCACAGATCACCAACACCACAGGGCAGCGCGTCAGTCTGCACAGCCAGCTCAACCAGTACATGTCGCAACAGCAGAACGACGAGATCCAGCAGTTCTTCGACATGCAAGATCCGACGACCTGTCACCAGCTCATCTACATGGACATGCTCGACATCGGCGAACTGATTCGACGAGCTCGGGCTACCGGACTTGACGGTCTCGGACAGCACCGACGGCACTCGAACGAGCGCTTGCAATATTACGTGCAGATGAAGAGCTGGAGCTGGGCCGACCCTGCCACACCATCAGCAGCAGCACTCAGGAAGAAGGAGCCTGACTTGCTCGCCAACCTCATGCGTCTCTACCACGCATCCATCACCGGCGACGTTCGTTCGCCCATGATCCACGTCGTCGGTCCGGCAGGCAGCGGCAAGTCGCGCGCCTGTGCCGAGCTGGCTCGTGCCGTCAAGCGCAACCTGCACGTCATCAACGTCAGCCGTCTGTCGCCCTTGGAGATCGAGGGTCTGCAGATGCCGACGAAGAACAACGAGGGGCTCAAGCTCCTGCTCAACACGATCTGGAGCAGAATCGAGGAGGGCGACGTCGTCCTGTTCGACGAGTTCCTGCGCGGGTTCCCCGAGGTCTACAACGGACTGCTCGACATCCTGACCTCTCGTCACGTCATGGGCTACGACCTGCCGAACGCCTTCTTCATCGGCGCCTCGAACAGCATCGCCACCTACGACGACGCGCTCGAGGACCGGCTGCTCAACCTGTTCGTCGACGACCCTCGTACCGATCGAGGCGAGCGCACGCGCATCGCCAAGGTCATCGTCGAGGCGTGCGGTATGCACCCCTCGATGGTCACGCACTACTCGATGGAAGAGCTGATCGACACGGAGATCGTGCCGATGTACCGACTGCTCGACCAGTTCAACGGCCAGGCCAACATCACCCGAGCGCAGCTCAAGGGACACAGCCCTCGCAACCTGATCGGTCAGGTGCACCTGCGCGAGATCCAGTCCCTCACGATGAAGCAGCTCATCGAGAGCAACAACCGTGAGGCGATGAAGTCCAGCCAGTACCAGTTCGTCATCCTGCCGACCGGCGCCAACGCCGACCCGGCTTACGTCACCCGTGCACGCAAGCTGCAGGGGAACCCCAAGCTCACGCCCATCCAGTCCCAGAACCTGGACCTCAACCTCCAGCTCGTCGAGATGGACGAGGTGCTGCGTGAGCTCGATCAGGAGGAGGAGCCTGATGACCTTGTCCCATGACCAGGCACGCGAGAGCCTGGAGACCTTCGAGCTCAAGCCCGGGCTCAAGGTCCGGCTCGACGTGCTCAAGCAGCTGGTGCCGGACACGAGCACCGCTCTGTTCTTCGGCAAGGCGTACGAGCTGGACTACCGCCAGCTCTCGAACCTGCTGCAGACGCTGTTCAAGACGACGGTGATCCAGACCCTGCTCGGTGAGGGCGACAGCCACTCGTCCGCGCTGCAGGACTACATCATCGACGTCGTGCCGGACGCCGAGCTGCAGGCCGCGGGCATCCAGCCGGGCTCGTTCGACGACCCCAAGACCGCGGAGTTCCTGCCGGAGCTCTTCGAGCAGCTCGAGGTCGAGGTCGCCGCCAGCATCAAGGCGCTGATCGCTAAGCTCGACGGCGCGCTGGAGATGATCCAGGTGAAGCAGGGTGCGATGGTCTTCGGCACCCTCGCCAAGCTGAACCGCAAGCGGGCCAACGTGATCGGCACCTACGAGGCGCAGATCAAGCACCCGAAGCAGGCGAAGAACCTGGTGATCTTCGACGTCTCGGCGTCGGTGTCCAAGCAGACCGTCGAGAAGATCGTCAACGAGGTGGTCGGCCTGACGTACAAGGCCAACGCCGCGCTCGCCGTCGTGTCGGACCACACGTTCTACTGGGAGCCGGGCACCTTCACGGTGGCCGACGTCCTGTCGGTGGCCGAGTTCAGCGGCACCCGGTACGAGACGCTGGCTTCGCTGTTCGAGATCGACTCGTGGTCGACGGTCATCACGATCGCCGACTACGACTCGTACTGCGGCGTCGCGCCGTACTTCCAGAGCCGGTGCCACGGCCGGGTCCAGCAGGTGCTCGACATCTCGCTGGTCAACCGGGGCACCTACCTCGCCGAGGTGATCGGCTCCCTCGCCGACGAGGTGCGTCCGCTCCTCGTCGCGCACAGCCGGGACGTGCTCGGCCGCAACGAGTCCGACACCGACTGGTGATCCACCGTGGCCCCGACCCGTGAGTAGGGTCGGGGCCACGGTTCCCTCCGCCGGAAAAAATTTCGGCGGCCGTACGACAAGAAGGAGACGACGTGTCGACCGACACCAAGTTCAAGAACGTGAACGTGCGAGGCGCCATCACCTACTCGCAGTTCACCATGCCCGAGGCGCTCGCCGCGAACGACCGCTCGAAGGCGGAGTACAAGAAGACGCCCGACAAGGTCGCGCCGACCGTGCAGTTCCTGCTCGACAAGATCCAGCAGGACAAGGTGATCGCCCACATCCGGGACGTCTACATCCCGGAGGCCCTCAAGCGCCACGCGGCGGGCGAGAAGAAGGACTCGTTCGAGAAGAAGTTCGCGGACAAGATCCTCAAGGCGCTGGCCGAGGGCGAGGCCGACGGCTGGGAGACCACGCCGCCGCACCTCCCGCTCAAGAAGGTCTACGTCAAGACCAAGGGCGTCGCACCCTGGGCCGTGGCGACCCTCAAGATCACGGGCAGCGCCGGCCGCGACATCGAGCAGCTCGCGCGCGTCAACACCGAGGACGAGCTCAAGGTGCCGGACTCCGGCATCCTGTCGTTCCCGACGCTGCGTCCCATCGGCGAGACGGTGCACGAGCTGTACCCCGGCGCGTGGGCGTACACCACGCTGAACCTGTCCGGCTTCTTCATGAACCCGGGCAACTACGGGATCAGCGCGTACTCCAACCAGATCGTCTTCATCGAGGACCGCGACCGGCTGGCCGGCGGCACGTTCCTCGACGAGGACGACATCTTCATGGACGACTGAGGAGAACTCATCGGGTGCGACGGCGAACCCTAAGTAACCGTCGCACCAGCTGAGTCAGTCGTGCATGGCAGGGCAGCACCCGGCGCTTGGGCGGTGTCCCCCCACCGAGAGGTTCGACTCCTCTGCTGTCCGCGATCCACACGAGACGAAGGAGAAGATCGTGAGCACGAAGATCATCAAGATCCCGGCCGACCGCCGGGCCCGCATCGAGACCATCGAGGTCGAGTCGCTGCGCTACCCGCAGCTGAACGAGGCGCTGTTCGACGGCGGCCTCATCGAGCAGGTGCGTGCCCGCGGGCTGGCACCGCTCACCTCGGCGCACTCCACGCAGCGCGTCGTCATGCTCGTCGACGAGGAGGGGTTGGGCAAGGGCCTGCCGTTCAACCCGCGCGCGTCGATCCTGTACGGCATGCACGTGCACGGGCAGCCGATCGTCGGCGACGCGTTCATCGTCGGCGAGATCCGGGACAGCGAGGGCGAGTGGGACTGGGGTCCGCTGCCCGACTACCTGACCATGAGCACGCTGCCCATCTACCACGCCATCGACGAGGTGTCCGAGAACACCGGGCTCTTCAAGAACTAGGAGAACCAGCATGCCGATCGAACGGCTGAGCGCGAGCAACGCAGCGAAGCACATGGCCTGCCACGCCAGCGCCAACCTGGAGGTGGCGATCCCCGGCTTCACGCTGCCCGTCGAGGAGGACACGGCGGCCAGCTCCAGGGGCACCGCCATGCACAACCTCCTCGAGCTGGCTGGTGCGTACACGCCGGCCGAGATGCTCGGGCTGGCGCGAGCGATGGAGTACGTCGCTCGTCTGCGCATGACCCGTCGGTTCAAGCAGCTGCTCGAAGCCGAAGGCGAAGGGTGGTGGCTGTCCACCACGCCGAAGACCAAGGCCGACGTCGTGCTGTACGTGCAGGATCAGATCGAGGTCGTCGACTACAAGTTCGGCAAGATCAAGGTCGAGGTCGACGACAACGAGCAGCTCAAGTACTACGCGCTGTCGTTCGCTCCGCTCGCACCGAAGGCGAAGGGCGTCACGGTTCACATCGTGCAGCCCTTCGTCGACAACATCGAGTCCGTCTTCCTCACGGCCGACGACCTCGACACGTTCCGTCAGCAGTCCGTCGATCACGAGAAGCAGATCCTCGCAGGAGACGTGACGTTCGGACCGAGCGACCACTGCAAGTTCTGCCCGGCGAACCCGCACGGGCGTGGCATCAAGGGCAAGCCCTACTGCCCGGCACTGATGCAGCTCTACTACCCGCAGGTACTGGACGTCGACGACGCCCTCCGGTGACGACGGTCATCCGTCGTAGAGAGGAACACCATGAGCCACGAAGGACTCGACTTCGAGACGTTCTCGGGCGTCGACATCAAGACACACGGCATGTACCGCTACATGGACAGTCCGGACTTCACCGTCCTGTGTGCTGCCATCTCGAACACGCACGGCTCGATCACGTACTACGACTTCGTCCTGACACCTGACAAGGCAATGCGTCGATTCATCCACGACTTGCAGTACATCACGTCGATCTCAGCGCACAACGCTGGCTTCGAGCGCGCGGTGCTGCAGAAGATGGGCATCGCCTACGGCGGGCAGTTCATCGACTCCGCTGTCACGGCGCGAGCGATGGGTGCGGGCAGCAAGCTCGAAGCAGCTGCACCTCAGCTGCTGGGCGAAGACAAGATCGAGCTCGGCAGTCACCTCATCAAGACGTTCTCCGTCCCGACCAAGGAGAACGGCGGCCGCCCGTACACGGCCGACGAGCTGCGCAACAACCCTGCGCTGCTCCAGCAGTGGCATGACTTCCTGCGCTACTGCGGTGTCGACGCTGACCTGAGCCGCAAGATCAACATGCGGTACCTGCACAGGATCGCGCCCATCGAGTACGAGTTCGAGGAGATCACCCACCAGATGAACGACATCGGGTGGGCAGTCGACCTCGATCTCGTGCACAGCATGCAGGAGCTGTACCAGCTGAACCTCGCCGCACTGGAGGCTGACTTCCAGGCGAGGTTCGACCCGGACAAGGAGCTCAACTTCCGCAGCTACCAGCAGCTGCAGCGGTGGTGCGAGGCGCGCGGAGTCAAGGCGAAGTCGTTCGACAAGACGAACCTGCCGAAGCTCATCAACCGGGTGGAGACCCGGATGCACATGCCGGATCTGCCCACTACTCCGGGCCGAGGCACGCGTGAAGAGCTGAACGAGGTGCTCGAGATGCTCAAGGTCAAGCAGGAGCGAGGCGGGTCCAGCCTGACCAAGCTCCAGACGATCATCGACCTGACCGCACAGGACGGCCGGCTCAAGGGGCAGTACCTGCACGTCGGTGCCGGACAGACCTACCGGACATCCGGCCGCGGCGCGCAGCTGCAGAACCTCGCCCGTCTGGACGAGGAGATCGGCGACGTCGAGGAGCTGCTCACCTCGTTCGCAGGTGTGCCGTGGGACAACGACAAGCTCACGCACAACATCCGTCAGGTGTTCAAGGCGGAGCACCCGTCCGGGCTGCTGCTTGTCGGCGACTTCAAGTCCGTCGAGTCTCGCGGCCTGGCCTACATCGCAGGCGAGCAGTGGAAGCTCGACGCCTACCGGCGTGGCGATGACGTCTACCGCCGACTGGCGACGACGTACTCGTCCTTCAACGGCGTGGCCTACGAGGACGTGACGAAGCAGCAGCGACAGGGCGGCAAGGTCGGCGAGCTGGCGTGCGGGTACGGCGCCGGAGCAGGTGCGGTGCACGACTTCGCCGAGCGCATGGGCATCTTCATGGCGGAGGGAGAGTCAGCCGCCATCGTCGCGGACTGGCGCGGGGCATGCCCGGCAACGGTCCAGCTCTGGCGCAAGCTCGACGACATGATGCACCAGGCGTTGGCAGGACAGGTCACCACGTACGACATCCCTACCGGCGGCACTGTCATGATCTGCCCGGTCGAGACACCCGAGTCGCTCAAGCAGCAGCACCCTGGTGCACAGTCCATCGAGCTGCGGGTCTACACGCCCCAAGGTTCTGCGTGGCTGAACCGTATCTTTCACGGCTGCTACTACCGGGGCAGGGATGTCTGCTACTACCGGCCGTCTGAGCTCAAGGGCGGTGACCTGTGGCGCGCGCGCATGACGACGCCGCCGCACCAGTGGTACCGGCTGTACGGCGGGAAGATCGCGGGCATCCTGACGCAGTCGTTCTGCCGTGAGCTGTTCATGCGCAGCCTGCAGTCGCTGCACACGTGGGCATCGAAGATCCCGAACGTCATGGTCATCGGGCAGTTCCACGATGAGATCGTGCTGGAGTGGCGACCGCCGACCGGCACCATCACCAGCGGCGAGGTGCAGCTGGACTACGCCATCCTCACGATGGAGAAGGCGATGTCCTACCCGGGACCGTGGTTGTCGTTCCCGCTCGAAGCGGACGTGAAGTACGCGCACCGCTACATCAAGTAGACCGAGGCGGGGCCGTCGTAAGTGGGCGGCCCCGTCTCCTTCACGAAGGAGATCAACATGGCCGACGGCCAGTACCCCGAGCACGAGCGCATGGCGAAGATCGTCGACGCCAGCCAGCAGATCGGTGAGTTCATCGAGAGCGGCGGCTACATCCTCGCGCACTACAACGACAGCGGCCGGCTCGTGCCGGACCAGCGCACCACGTTCGAGATCCTCGCCGACTTCTTCGACATCGACCTCGACAAGATCGAGGCCGAGAAGCGGGCGATGCTCGACGCGATCCGAACGCAGCAGCCGTGAGCACCACGTTCATCGGGATCGACCCGGGCCTGGTGCACATGGGCGCCGTCGCGATGGAGTTCCTGCCCGACCGCTGCCGCGTCACGAGCGAGGTGCTGGCCGGGGACAAGATCAACGACGCCGTGCTGTGGACCCGCCGGTTCCCGGGGGCCCACGTCTTCATCGAGGCGTACCGGGAGCGGGGCAACACCTACTCCACGGACAGCCGGATGCGCGACCACGTCGGCGCCCTGCGCCGGTCGCTGCCGAACGCCAAGATCGTCGACAACACGGGCATCAAGGCCGTGGTCAAGCAGCCGCTCATGGAGCTGGTGGGGGTCTGGCGTTTCGCCCAGACCACCCATCACCAGGACCTGCGGTCGGCCGCTAGGATCGGCCTGTACGGCGCGCTCAAGGACGAGGAGCTGAACCGCGTCGTCTTCGACTTCGTGGTGAAGCACCTGGTCAGGAGGCCGTAGTGCCCGGTCGACGCAACGCCAAGACCCGGAGCGAGCTGATCGCGTACTACCGGGGCAAGTCCGACAAGTACCACGCCAAGGTCAAGCGCGAGCGCGCCCTGAAGCAGCGCCGCAAGAACCGCCACCAGAAGGAGAGAGACGAGTCGTGACGGACGACAGGAACGAGACGCTCGCCGAGGTCATCGACGAGCGAGTCCAGGTCTACGGTGACCCCACCGTGACCTTCCCGCAGATCGCACAGGTCTGGTCCGGGTACCTCGGCGTCGAGATCAAGGCGACCGACGTGCCCATCATGCAGCTGCTGATGAAGACGGTGCGGCTCCGTCAGTCGCCGAACTACTCCGACAACAGCGACGACATCGAGGGCTACCTCGACATCTTCCGCAAGCTCGTCGGCGACGACATGATCTCGGCGCGGTCGGTCGACGAGTTCATCGCCAAGCGCAAGGAGCGCGAGAAGCAGGAGCACCCGCTCATCGCGATCAGCAACATTCACAGCGACCACCAGTTCCGCCGTCGGCCGTACACCGCCGACCAGTGGATCTGCACCGGCTGTGACTGGCGCGGCGTCGGCGATGCCTACGCCACCAAGCAGGTGTGGTTCAACGACCACGCGTTGGCAACGACGTGATCTCTCGTTCAGAGATGGCCTCCGCCTGGGAGATCGACTGGTTCGACTACCAGGTGGAGGCACTCGACGGCGAGCTGCACACCGACAGTGCCGAGCTGCGCTCGTGCCTGTACTTCCGCACGGGCGCCGGCAAGACGTACACCGCGCTCGCCATGATGGCTGAGGCGGGGGTCAACGACATCACCGTCGTCGCCCCGCCGAAGACCCACGGCCAGTGGAAGACCCACGCCGAGAAGATCGGACTGCGGGTCGAGACCATCAGCCACGCGCTCTACCGGCAGAAGGGGCGGAAGTTCTCGCGCCTGCGGCCGTTCATCATCGACGAGTTCCACATGCTCGGCGGCCACACGGGCAGCGGCTGGACCCGGCTGCGCACGCAGGCCAAGGGCATGCAGGCGCCGCTGGTCATCCTGTCGGCGACGCCGAACTACAACGACGTCGAGCGGGTCTACTGCGTCGAGCACGTGCTCGACCCGATCGGCAGCAAGGGCGGCTACATCGAGTGGCTGTACCGCAACTGCATCACCAGCTACAACGCCTTCGGGCAGACGCCCATCGTCGAGGGCTTCCTCGACGGGCGGTCGGCACGGGATCACCTGGCTGCGTTGCCTCACGTCTACCACGTGGACGACCCGCACGCAGACTTCCCGATCGCCGACATCATGCTCGACACGGAGATCCCGGACGAGCTGGAGGAGTACGGACTCGACCGTCGCCGCGGGCGCATCATCGCCTCACGCATGGAGCAGGTGTCTGCCTACCGCAAGCACCAGCTCATCGACGACGACGGCTTCCTCCGAGACGAGGTGTACGACGTCCTCGCTCGAGAGGCAGGGAACGCCACGACCCCGGTCATGGTGTTCTGCGCGCGGGCCGAGATCGCGGAGGCTGCTCACAAGGCGGCGCTCGTGGCCGGGGCCCGGTCCGGACTGGTGACCTACCAGCCCAACCCGAAGCACGCCGACAAGACGCTGACCGCGTTCAAGGCCGGCGAGCTCGACGTCCTGTTCGGGACGGCGACCATGTCCACAGGAGTCGACGGCCTCGACAAGGTCTGCGACATGCTCATCCTGCTGGACGACACGGACGACGCAGCGCTGAGGAGGCAGGTCATCGGCCGAATCCTCCCCCGCGGTACGGCGTCGAACGTGAGCAAGAAGACCGTGGTGCGGTTGTGCCTCGGTGTCACCTGACCTCGGACACTTGGGGGTGGGGCTAGTGGAGAACCATCGCTAGCGCCCGAGGAAAGGAAGGCAAGGCATGCCCGACAACACGCGAGAGACGCTGATCGACGAGCTGGTCGAAGCGGATTCTCCCGAGGACGTTCTCCTCGTGGAGATGAAGTTCGACGCGGCGAAGCGCGCTCAGCAGTGACGGCGGGGCGGGCGGTTCCTAGTGATGTGGGTGACCGCCCGCCCCGTCTGTCCCTTCGAGCAACAGGAGGACTGCGGTGGCGAAGACACCGAAGACCAAGCCGGAGATGCACCGTACAGCTACGGCTCTGGCACAGCAGTACCAGTTGGTGAAGCACAACAGCCAGCTCTTCGTGCCCGTCCTCTGGTCCAACCCGGTCGTCTCATCTACGATCCCGGACCCGAAGGAGACGGTCTGGCTCCCGATGTCCCCCGAGGACGTCGAGGACTTCGGGAACAGGGTGGGGCACATCCTGTTCCAGAACCCGAGCGAGTTCAGCTCGTTCCACTACATGCTCAAGCAGGAGGCGGCGCGGCCCACGAAGCCGCACGTCGACGAGCTCTTCGTCAAGACGACTGACGGGCTGCGAGTGCTCGATGCCAAGGGGCAGCTGGTCGAGCCGAACGGCGACTTCATCCCGAACGTGCTCTGGCCCACGCTCAACGAGGACCAGGCCGTGAAGGACGAGATCCTCGCCGTGATGACGGAGTGGCTCGGTGACATCGAGCCGGTCCACTCGCTCCTGCACCACCTGGCTACGGTGCTCGCACCGGGCTGGTCGGCAGCGAAGATCGTGCTGCTGCTCGGTGAAGGACGCAACGGCAAGAGCACGCTGCTCAAGATGCTGGAGAAGACGCTCGGCGCCGCCAACGTCTCGAACGTGACCCGTCAGCAGATGGCGGCGAACGCTCCATCCATCGTCGACCTGAACAACAAGCTGGCGAACATCGTCTTCGACGCGTCCGCCAAGTACGTCGACGACAGCAGCACGGAGAAGACGCTCGTCGTCGGCGAGAAGTACGGCGTGCGCCTGCTGTACGCCAGCACGAACACCATCGTGCAGACGAACGCGCTGTTCCTGGAAGGACAGCAGCAGGAGCCGAAGGCTCGTGACAAGAGCAAGGCTCTCCAGCGGCGGATCGTCCGCTTCTGGTTCCCGAAGGAGTACCCGCTCGACGGTGCGTTCGAGGAGCACATGCTCTCCGAACCGATCCTCGGCGGATTCCTCTCGCTCCTGCTGGACCACTACGTCCAGCACTTCGAGCGGGCAGAGAAGCTCAAGGCATCGCAGGCGTCCTACGACCTGCAGATCGAGCAGATCCAGCTCAACAGCAAGACGTTCCAGCACCTGCACGAGCTCATCGTGAAGGACCCGGACAACGTGCACCGCATCATCGGCCGTCCGGCTGAGGAGTTGGCCGGGCAGTTCCATGCCTGGCTGCTCAACGGGAAGGACGAGTACTCCGCGATCGACGCGATGCGGATGCTCAAGGAGTGCTACGTCCTGGTGCGCAAGTCGGTACGCGATGGCAAGTCCATCAAGAAGGTCTGGGTCGTCGACGGTTACACCGACGACGCGAAGCGCATGATCGAGAAGCTCACCGAGGAAGGAGACGATGATGCAGTTCTCGACGACGGACCCCTGGTGGATGACTGACACGTACGACGAGGACAGCCCGGTGCTGACCGACCTCTACGACGTCGCCACCGTGAGCGTGAACCGTGACGGTTCCACCCAGCCGGGGTGGGGACTCGACGGGAAGCTCGACAAGGAGACCGGGGTCCGAGCGCCCGGCTTCATGGAAAATTTTCTCGCCGGGAAGTTCAACAACCGCGTCACCGCGTACGCCTACCGCAAGCGCGGTGAGCCGTTCGCCTACGTCATGCGCTCGGTGCCGTTCATCTGCATCGACGTCGACGGGAAGAACGGCGGGTTCGAGAACATGCCGCAGCTCGGAGAGCTGCCGCCCACGCTGGCTGAGACCAGCAAGAGCGGCAATGGCTACCACCTGTTCTACTTCGTCGACGAACCCTGGGACGACGTGACAGGCTACGGCCGGTACGACGACGTCATCGGGATCGCGACGGGCATCGACATCCGCGCGACGGGCTGTGTCTACCACTACCCGACGCAGAGGTGGAACCCGCGTGGCGTCGCCACGTTGCCGGACTTCCTGGCCGACCGGCTCAGGGAGAAGAAGGAACGACGCGACCAGAACCGTTCGGTCGCCGCGAGCGTGAAGGAGATGGACGTGGACGACATCCTCGTTCTGCAGCACAACACCGAGGCCGAGCTGGCGAAGCCCATCCCGGCCGGCCAGCGCAACAACCGGCTCTTCGCCATCGGCTCGCAGATGAAGGCGGCCGAGGTGCAGGGCTGGGAGGACAAGGTCTACGACCGGGCCATCGCCGTCGGTCTGGACGTCAGCGAGGCCGAGAAGCTGGTCAGCAACATCGCCGCGTACAGCGGCTAGACCTGCACATGCGCAGGTGAGGGGGCTCGTGGCATCCGCCACGAGCCTCCTCTTTTTTCTACCTGCTACGCTGCCCGCATGGGTAACCAGGACGGGCTGCTGTCAGAGATCGAGAAGGTCTTGAAGGAGAGGTACAAGGGGAAGGAGACGACCCCTGTATCGCCTGTGCCGTCGACGGCACAGGCGAGTACGCGGGCGACCCGCGTCGACCAGCTCGTGCTGCCCGATTCGGAGAGGGCGAAGATGCCTCTCACGAAGAAGCAGTACCTGGTACGCGAGAACCCCGAGCTGATCCAGTGGGAGCGCGAGGTCCGCAAGTTCCTGCGGCAGCTCAGTCCCGAGCACGAACACCGCGTCGCCGCCGTGATGATCTACGAGTGGGCCACTGGCCTACCGATCACTGCGCACATGGAGGCGGAGAAGACGACACCGCGGGTGAAGGGGCAGCCGACGTGGCGCGCGGACATCCAGAAGCTCAACAAGATCCTGACCCACTACTTCGGCAAGCCGTACATGACCTACATCGCCGGGCGGAAGGTGAAGAAGGCGTACCGCGTCCGGCCGGGCTACTACATCTACCGGCACCGGCCGATGACGCTGGCGCTGTGGGTCGAGTGGAAGCAGGGCGTGAAGCTCTGATGGCCTGGAACCGCACGGGCCCGGTGCACACCGGCCGCCCGGGAGCCTACGACGAGCACGGGCACTGGCACGACGAGCTCGTCCTGCTGGACGACGACGCGCGCGTGCTGCCCGAGACGGTGCCGCACAGCTGGGTCGGCAAGCACCGCTACGGCTGCGTGTGCGCGCCGTGCCAGCGGTACCCGGCGGACGTGCTGCGGCAGGCTAGAGCGTCAGCACGCCGTCGAGGGTGACCTCGTCCGGCAGCGCCCCACCCTCGAGCCGCCGGAACACCAGCGCGATGTTGTTCAGGTCCGAGGCGACGACGGCCTGCAGCATGATGGTCGCGGCGAGCTTGTCGTGCAGGTCGTCGGACTCCAGCCAGATCGTCTGCACCGTGCCGAACCGCTGGCTCCACAGCCACGCGAGCCGGGTGTCCAGCGTGACGCGGTGCTCGCGCGGGATCGTCCGACGGAACTTCCGCACGGTGACGTCGGTGCTGGCCTCGCTCATCGGTTCTTCCACTCGTAGATGTCACGCTCGGCCAGCACGCTCAAACCGAGGAACGCCGTCATCGACGCCATGCCAGTCGACTGCAGCGCGTACTGTGACTCGCCGTCCTCGTCGAAGAACGCGACGATCCCGTACCCGTGAGAGACGACTGCACCGTCAGGCAGCTCGATCTCGATGGTGTGCTTCACGACGGCTCCTTCTGCTCGATGGCACCGGCGGTCAGGTCGACGAACTCCACCTGGCCGCGGGCTCCGCTGATCGGGCGCGACCCGGCGCGGCGCCGGCCGACCGTCCGGTCGAGGATCATCTGCTGCGCCCGGGTCGCGCGCGCCATCGCCCCGCGCACCTTCGGGTCCGGGTTCGTGGCGACGTCGTGCAGCCCGCGCGCGATCAGCTCCCACATCGGGGTGTCGATCGGGTCGTGCATCGGCACCGGGTGGTCCGCCACGTACAGCAGCGCCTCGCGCACCGTCTTGCTCATGCCCAGCTCACCCGGTTCAGGAACGCCGTGATGTGCAGCCACCGGAACGGGCAGTCACTGCCGAAGCAGCAGCCCTCGTCGTGGATGCGAGCAGCCTCCAGGGTGATGGTCTCCTTCGTCACCAGACTCCCCTCCAGTCCTCTTCGTAGTCGCGCGAGCCACTCGCTCCGGTGGCTACCGTCTCCAGGGTGCCACCGAAGAAGTCCAGCTCGCGAGTCGCCTGCTCGGCGTACCGCAGGCAGTCCATCATGTGCGAGTACTTGTCGTGCAGCGGCTTCTGCGTCCACTCCTGGAGCTTGTTGTCGAACTCGTACTTGTAGTTCTCGAAGCACTCCTGCATCCACTCGCAGTTCGTCTTGTGGACGAGCGTGTTGTAGAGCGCCATCCGGGTGCTCTGGATGTCGGTGATCTCGTCGCCCCACTTGTTCCGGCTGTCAGGAACGCGCCAGACCTTCGACGACTTCGACAGCACGGCGACGTTCGGGAACTTGAGCCGCATCATGTCGGCCGGCGTGGCGTTGATCGCCTTCTCGTGGTGCTCGCCGTCCCACGGAAGGATCATCTGCGTGACCCGGTTGAACCAGGGCTTCTCGCGCAGCAGGTCGACGTACTCCGGCAGCGCCTTGCCGTGACCCTCGCCGCAGTCGTACAGGAAGAGCCGACCGTTGTACCACTGGAACGCGATCCAGCTCGTCGCGTCCGAGTGCTGACCCGACGAGCCGATGTCGTACACGACGTACACCGGATGGCCCGGGTGCAGGTCGAAGTCCGTCACGCGCCCGGTCGCCAGCATGTTGAGGTACGCCTCGCCGTACACGGCCGCGGCGTCCATCTCGGCGAAGTCGACGTGGTACTCCTGGTTGAACATGCGGCTGTTGCCGAACCGCTTGAGGTACGCCGCCTCGATCCGCTCGAGCTCGGCCTCGGAGCGGACCGGCGGCAGCCCCTCGCGCTTCATCATCGCGTTCAGGTCGTTGATGCCCCAGATGATCTGGCCGTACTCGGGGTCGTCACGCAACGAGTCCATCAGCAGCCACAGCGGGTTCTTCCGCTTCCCGCGTGGCGTGCTGACGACCATGAGCCTCTTGTCCGCGCCGTTCGTGATGATCGGCAGCAGACGCGGGATCGGGTCCTCGCGCGTGAACAGGGCCAGCTCGGTGAACGCGTAGTCGTTGAACGACGTGCCGACACCGTTGGCGTCCTGGCCGGACTGGAAGTAGCCCTGGAGCTTGAGCCGCGAGTGGTTGGAGAACCGGCCCTCCATGACCGTGTCCTTCCACACGGCCAGCTCCTTCGGGACGTTGTCCTGGAGCATGCGGAAGTAGATCCCGGTCTCCGGGTCCTGGTAGGTCTTCTGCCACAGGATGTCACGGATGAGCGGGTTGTTCAGCGAGACGTAGACGCCGGTCGTCTTCGGCGTCCGCAGGCGAGCCTCGCACTGCTCCATGCTGAGCGAGACGTCCTTCCCAGCCTGGCGCGACCACACGACGACGGAGTACCGCTTCGACCGGAACAGCTGGTGCGCTGCAGCCTGGTACGGACGGGGACGGTAGTGGACAGGGAACGTCGCCATGTGGTCGCGCCTGCCTCAGAGCGCCGCGCGGACGGCCGCGTCCTTCGACTCCAGCAGCTTGCGCAGCGCCACGGCCTTCTCGGCACCGCCGAGCAGGTCGTACTCCAGCTGCCACGCCAGCGTCGAGTACAGCTGGGCGATGGGCTGGAGGTCCGCGCGCAGGTGCGCGTACTCGAAGTACCGGAGGATCGGGCTGTGGCTGCTGCTGTCCGCCGGGACCCCGTCGGGCTGCGTCTGCTCGGTCTCCATCACGGCTCCCTCTTGTCGCTGGCGGGACGGTTGCAGCGCTCGCACCACAGGCGCGTGCGCATCTTGCCGACGCCCGCGACGAGCGTCAGCGCGTGGAGCTTGCCACCGCAGCGGCCGACGACCAGGCCGTCACGGCGGCTGCAGGTGCGTGCTGTCGGCCTGCTCACAGGGTCACCCCGTTCTGGCGCAGGAACGCGCCGAGCACGCCCGCCGCGACGTCGTCCTCACCGGTGGCCGACTGCCCGGCCTGGCTGTGGATGCCCGCCTGCGGACCGGCGAACGTGCCGAGCGTGGTGCGCGGCTGCTCGGCCGCCCGCTGCTGCTGCGCCGTCGGCGTGCCCGTGGCGGCCGGAGCCGCCGGAGCAGCCGGAGCACCAGCGGCCGGCGCCGCGGCCTTCACGGCGCGCGTCGCGACGAACTGGGCCCGCAGCGCGTTGACGAGCGGCTGAACCGGGACCGAGTAGCCGATCAGCTTGCCGTTCGACTTGAGCGCGTACGGCTCGGCGGCCGCGACGAACGCGTCGGCCAGCTCCCGGTCGAACTGCTTGGTGCCCGGGTACAGGTCGAGGTTGTTCTGGAACAGCTCGATGGAGGAGTGCACGGTCTCGAAGACCTGGCGCATGTCCTCCTTCTTCTGGTCGACGCGCGTGGCGGCGATCTGCGCGAGCTGCTGCTTGATCGCCTCCTGCCAGTCCCTGGCGTCCTGGCTGTCCTTGAGCACCTCCTCGCCCTGGCCCGTGGCCGACGGCACGCGCTGCCCGACGAGCGTGCGCGGGTGCTGGTCGAGCGCGTCGAAGTACTTCGTGAACTCCGTGCGCAGCTCGCCGAAGACCTCCTGCTGGATCGCCTCGGTCTGCTTCGTCTCGAACGCCGTCGACGCCTCGCCGAGCTTCGGCAGCAGCGTGGCGGCGTCTACTCCGGTCGGAGCAGGCTCACCTCCGGCAGGGGGTTCTCCACCCACAGGAGCCGTCCCACCTCCAGCGGCGGGCTCGGCGGGAGCGGGAGCAGCAGGGGTACCGACTCCCGGTACGACCGGCTGCTGTCCATCTCCTGCAGCCGGTGCGCCAGGGACGACGCCTGCACCGCCAGCTCCTTCTCCCGGAGCAGGCTGCTGTCCAGCTCCCGCCCCAGCAGCTCCGTCCGCCGGCGCGCCCGGGTCTGCTGCCACCTCGTCCGACTCAGGCGCCAGGAAGCCCAGAAGGTCGACCATCTGAGCCTCGCGGTCAGCCCGAAGGATGAACTCCGTCTGGTCACTCACCCTTCGCCTCCTGCAGCGCGACGAGGAACTCGTCGTTGGTCAGCGCGAAGCCGATGGCGTCGAGGTGCCCGGCGAGGCCGACGCGCGAGAAGATGAACGAGCGCACGTCCGGGATCACGGCGACCCAGATGTGTGACTCCTCGTCCTCCGCGCGCCAGGCGGACTCCAGCGTGTCGAGGATCTGGTGCCACTCGACGAGCAGCTGGCGGTACAGCAGGTGGTTGTGCGCCGCGTCCTCCTCGCCGACCCAGGACGTCGCCTCGGGGTTCTCGGCGATGACCTCGTCGAGACGCTCGGCGATCTGGTTGAGCACCTCGTGGTAGAGCACGTGGTAGCGCGCCGTCTCCTGGAACGTCAGGAACGGCCACGACCGCACGACCGCCGTCGCGACGCCGATCTCGATGGGCTTCGCGGCGGCGGGGATGCGGTTGGCGAGCACGGCCTGCCACAGCTCCAGCAGGCAGCGCTCGGTCGGCTGCTCGCCCTCGAGCGTGATGCCGAGCGAGGCGAGGTCCTGCTGGTCCTGCGGGGTGAGCGTGGGCTCGGACATCAGACGGTCTCCTTCATGTTGAGCACGCGCTCCCGGTACTCCCGGTCGATCGCGCGCTTGGTGGTGGGGATGTCGAAGCACAGGTCGCTCGACACGTAGACCTTCTTGATGGTGTCCGGCACCAGGTCCGGCGCACCGTAGAACTGGACGACGTCGTCCCAGTCGAAGCCGCGGTTCCCCTGGTACGTGTGGATCTTGAACGGGATGCCCGGCGCCTTGAAGATGCCGGTCTGGTAGGACGGGAGGGTGATCTTCGCCTCGACCGTCTTCGTGCGACGGCTGTCGTCGGGGACCTCGAAGGTCTCGATGTAGTTGCCGACCTGGATCGTCTCGGTCGTCATCTCCGAGGCCACGTCACGGTAGACCCGACGGACACGCCCCTTCGCGTAGCCCGGCTTGTTGACCTCGGGCTGGTACCACTCGTTGCCCTGCTCGTCGACGTAGAGCACCTCGCCCTGCTTCTTCGAGTTGAGCAGGACGCCCGCGTGCTCCAGCGGGTTCACGCCGTTGACGAGGCCCGGCGCGGAGGGCTCCGGCTTGGCGAACGCGGTCTGCGGGTTGACCGGGGTGCCCGGCTGCGGCACGGGAGACTGCGGCGCGCGCGGCCCGCCGGGCTGGACGCCGTAGTCCGCGGGGATCGGCGGCTGCGCCCGCTCCGCGAGCAGGAGGGTGGCGAGCTTGCCGACGACGCCCGCCAGGCCGTTGAGCTGCTCGCGCACCTCGGCCATCTCGTTCGGGGCCGGGGGCAGCGGATCGGCCGGCGCGGGCTCCGCGACCTGCAGGCCCTGCGCCGTCGCCAGCTGGCGGAGCTCGTCGGTCGTGTACTCGCGGTAGTGCTTCGTCAGCGTCGCGCCGCTGTCCTTGAGCGCCCGGTAGTAGGCGCTCTTGCTGCCCTGGCTCATGTGAACTCCTAGGTGTGATCCCGCCGTTACCTAGGAACCCTATCTCAGTGAGCGCGATCCGGGTAAGGGGACGGTACCCCGTTCGGGTAGGACGACACCGGGTCGTTGGCGGCCGCCGCGTAGCCGTACTCGAACGTCTCGACCGAGCCGTACTCGTACCCGACGTTCACGCTGACCGGCGTGTAGCGGTACTGCACGAGGTTGATCTGCCCGTAGGACGGCTGCACCTCGTTGCTCTCGATGACCGACTCGGCGAAGAAGTGCCACTCCTTGAGGTCGCGGCGCACGAGCAGGAAGTCCTCGACGTCCCAGGGCTGCGGCCGTGCCGACAGGTCGACGGTCGTCAGGTCCTTCGTGACCTTCTGCACGACGACGTCCATGCCGTGCTGGTCCTTGCCGCGGATGCCGAAGCGCATGCGACCCATGAAGTTGCCGAGCGTGACGTTGACCTGCTGCAGATGGGCCCACGCGTCGTGCGCACGGTTGGCGCCCTGCGTGTTCGTCTCGGCCCGCCACGGGATCGCGCGCTCGGAGGTCTCGCCCGCGTCGGAGTACTCGTCCAGCATCGACAGCTCGTCGAGCACGAAGATCGCGTCGGGCCGCACGACGGCCATGTAGAGCTTGCCCTCGACCTCCAGCTTGTGCAGCGAGTTCGCCTGGATCAGCCAGCGCGACCAGGTCGGCGTCGTCGGGCTGACGTCGAGCACCCACAGCTCGTTGCCCATGCAGCCCTGCTCCAGCGCCGCGCCGTCGGGGTTGTGCACGACGTAGTAGATCCGGTTGTCGAGCGAGGACGAGACGATGTTCTGCTTGCTCAGCAGCTCGAGCCAGCGGTTGCTGATCGAGTCGGTCATCGTCTTGTGGCTGATGTTGTAGTTGCTCGCCGTGCTCTTCATCAGCTGGTCGTCGAGCGGGTGGTAGAGCCCCTGGTTCACGACCTCGACACCCCAGGGCGAGACGGTCCCGGGCGTCGCCGTCGTCTCCTCGAAGCCCATGATCTCGGTCGCACCGGTCTGTCCGGCGACGCTGGCCGGCGCCATGTAGTACGACGTCGAGTAGCCGTCGACGCCGCGGCAGAGCACCGCGAGCGTGTCGACGGACTGCGGGTTCTGCCAGAGCTTCACGCACGCGGGCACGAGCAGGTTGCCCGCCGTCAGCGTCTTGAAGCCGCCGCCCTTGGTGGACGAGAAGTTCGTGTACTCGCCGAGCTGGTTCGAGCTCCACCGGATCACGGCCGCCGCCTGCCGGTCGTTCACGAGGATGATGCGGTCCCCTGCGACCAGACCCTGGCTCGCGCTCGACGGCGCGCTGTAGTTCGTGCGCGGGCTCGGCGTCGGCAGCGGCGCGCTGATGTCGTAGGACTCGGCCACCGGCGTGTGCTGCAGCCAGCCGTGGGTGTTCCGGGTGATCGCGCCGCCACCGGTCAGGTCGCGCGAGGCGACGAGCACGCCCTCGACCGGCACGTTGCCCTGGTCGCTCCACGTGACCATGTAGAGGTTCCAGGCCGTCGCGCCCTCGGGGACGCTGACGTCGAACGCGCTCGACGGCACGATGGCGACGAGCTGGTCGCACGCCATCTTCGGGTCGGTGACGTTCGTCCCGCTCGGTCCGCCGCTGGCGTGCGCGCTCTGGAACTGCCACTGGCTCCAGCCGCGCTTGCCCTTGACCACCGTCATCTGCGACGGCGCGGTCTCGCCGAGCTCGTTCTGGAAGGTGTAGAAGTAGCCGAAGTTGAACGTGTTGTCCGCCGCGTCGGAGTCGATCAGCGTGCCCGTGAGCGGCTGGCTGGCCGTGCCCGCGATGGGCGTCTCAGCCGCAGGGATCGAGTTCTTGACGGCACCGTTGATCCACGCCGCGTCCGGCAGCACGACGACGGGCGCGTCGGCGCCGGACCAGTCCGGGTGCGTGAGCGTCTTCGGCGCGACGAGACGCTTCGTCTCGCCGACGTAGAAGATGCGCACGGTGTCGAGCGGGTTCGTCGAGTCCGGCAGAGCGAAGACCTTGTTGTCGATCTGCAGGTACCGCACGTACGTGGTCGACGCCGAGAAGTTCATGTCCTCGATGTCACCCGTGAAGCCGAGCGTGGCGAGAGCAGCGACGGTGTACGTCGGCCCGTCGTCGACAGCAGCTCGGAACGTGATGTGTCCGGCCGCTTCCTTCGTGGCGAACAGCAGCGCCTTGCGCCCGTCGTTGAGGAAGAACGTCTCGAACGACCCGACGATGCGCGCGTTGAAGTTCGTCGTGATCCAGTTCGTCTCCGAGAAGATCGAGCGCAGCGCGGGCCGGATCGCCAGCGCTCCCTCGCGCGTGATCCAGCAGTTCTCCATCGTGCGCAGCGACGTCGGGTCCGCGAGCCCCGGCGGGAACGCCGTGGTCCAGCCGGTGAACTCGCGCAGGTACGCCTTGGACAGCGGCCGGTCGATCGGTGCCGCGATCTTCGCCTTCGGAGGCACCGGTCACCACCTGTCGTCGGAGTGCGGGTGGTGCTGGGGCTGGTAGCTCGTGTCGTGGATCGTGCCCTCGATCGGGACGGCGAACTCGTTCTGGAACGGGGAGTCCGTGTTTCGGTCGTCGCGCTCGTTCAGGGCGTAGTAGATGTCCTTCCACTCCGCCTCCAGCGTCTGCACGCGCGGCTGCATGACCGGGTCGGTCTGCGCGTAGAAGTACGCGGCGCGCGCGATCACGACGTCGGGGTAGTCGAAGTCGAGCTCCTGGTTGCGGACCTCGTCCGGCACCGGCACGAGCGGCTCGTTCGGGTCGGTCGGCTGCTCCGGCAGTCGGAACATCTTCGGCTCCCGCATCACCGGAAGCTGGATGGTCAGGCCGTGCTCGCCCTGCGTGAAGGGACGCGAGAAGTGCAGCGACTGCCGGGTGACCGAGACCCACAGGCCGCGGCGCTGCGGGTAGTTCTCGATGGCGTCGCGCGGCAGGAAGTGGGCCCACACCATCGGCGTGCCGTCCTGACGGCACAGCCGCACCGTGTCGCCTCCGATGATCCGAGGCCGGATGCTGGGCCGCAGGTGCACGTCCTGCACGCCGTACGTGGCCGTGCCGATGGACTCCAGCGTGCTGTAGTACGACCACTCGCGCTCGCGCGCGTTGGCCCGCAGCGCCCGGTTGAGCGCGCGGGTGATCGTGCGGTACCGGTCGAGCTGCGGGTCGTAGCGCAGCTCGAGCCCGGTCAGCGCGCCGAGCACCTCCTCGACGCAGTCGTCGAGGGTCATGGCGACCTCGGGGTTGCTCACCTCACCACTTCCTCAGCGTCGCGCCCTCGGGCTTCTTCGGCTTGCGCCCGGCGTCGTCGGCCTGCGGCTGCAGCCGGGAGTTGCCCAGCGGGGTGCTGGTCGTCTCCTGGCCCTCCCACGCCTGCGTCGCCTGGCTCACGCCGGGGCTCTGGTACGCCTCGCCCGCCCAGCGCGCGGCCTCCTGGCTGTAGCCGGTGTACGGCGCTCCCGCGCGGGTCGAGCCGGCCGCCGTCGCGGGCGCGACGAACGTGTCCGCGCTCTTGCCCGCGGCGATGTGCGCGAGCAGCGCGTCCTGGCCGGAGATGTTCTGCTGGTTCGCCGCGATCTCCTGGTCGAGCAGGAAGTTGTTCGTGGCGAGGTTGTCCAGCTGCGTGTACGCGTCGGCCATGCCGGAGTGGAAGTCGCTCCAGATGCCACCGCGCCGCTGGTTGGCGTCCATCTCGTAGCCGGTGATCGCCGACTTCGTGCCGGTGTTCAGGTCGGTGATCGCCGAGTTCGTCGACGTGAGCGTGTCGAAGTACCCACGGTTGATCTCGGCCTGGTTCGCCGACCAGTTCCGCAGCGCCTGCAGCTGGGCCTTGAGCACGTCGCTCTCGCCAGCGCCCTGCGCGAGCGCGGCGGTCACGAGGTCGCCCCGCTCGCGCGCGCGGTTCGCCATGTTCCCGAAGGACGAGTCGGCCTCGGACGCCTCGTTGTCCCGCAGCCCGGTGTTGAGGTCGCTGATCTGCTCGCCGTAGTGGGCGAACGCCTGGTCGAGCAGCGTCTTGAGGTCGCGCTCGACGCCGCTCAGCGCGGTGTCGCGGCCGCGCTGCAGCCCGCCGCCGACGAGTCCGAGCAGCGAGTCGAGCTTCGACTGGTTCGTCTGCTTCTGCGCGAGCGCGGCGTCGATCGCCTGCTGGAGCGCCGACTTCTGCTGGTTCGCACCGCTGCGCGCCATCGCGTTGAGCGCGCCGCTGCCGCTGCCACCACCACCGCCGGCCGCGCCGCTGCCACCACCACCGGCGGCCTTCGTCGCACCGTACGTGCGCCCGCTGGCCGGGGTGCTCGCGGCGGTCGACGGAGGCGTGACGACCGGCGACTTGCCGCCGGTGTAGCGCGCGGCCCACGCCGCGTTGACGCGCGCGGTGTGCTCGGGCGTGCCCGGGATCGACGCCGGGTCCTTCGCCTTCGGCGTCGCCCGACGCACACCGTCGATGAGCATGACCATCGTGACCTCCTACGAACCGAACCAGGACGCGAGATCCTGAGTCGACGACTGCCCCTCGATGTTCGGGAGCATCCTGATGCGGTCGAGCACGTAGCCCTTGAAGTCCTCGGGGTCGTAGCCTGCCGCGCGAAGGCCCTCCGCCACGTTGCTCCATGCAGCCTGGCTGAGCAGGTTCCGGTCGAGCAGCGATGAGAAGGTGACCTCGTAGTCGCCCTGCGCCTGCGGCGTGGCGAACTTGTACTCCGAGCCCCGCGCGAGAGCCGGAGCCAGTGCTTCCTGCGCTTCGGCCGGTGCGGTCTTGGCGAGGTACTCGCCGAGCTTCGCCGAGATGGTGTCGAGCTTCTGCTTGCGCTCGTCGGCCTGCACCTGGGCGGTCGGCAGCGCCTCGGGAGTGATCGAGTCCATGCCGACGTTGCTGGCCTGCGGGCGCGTGGGCTGCGCCTTGAACAGGTCGTCGTACGTGACGGCGGGCCCGACGCCCCAGCCGAGCCCGGAGGTGATGTCCTTCTCCAGCGTCGGCGCGAGACCGAGCTGGGAGATCAGGCCGGTGGTCTCACGGCGCTCGCTCGAGTTCGCGGCGACGTCGGCGTCGAACGCCTGCAGCAGCTGGCCGTTGAACCGGACCTGCTGGCGCTGCGGCTCGGTGAGCCGGTCCCACTCCTCCTGCGTGAGCTCACGCCGGTTCGCCTTGTTGTACGCCGCGGCCCAGCGCTGGGCGCGCTCGGAGGTGTCCGGCTTCGACTCGACGCGCTTCGGCTTGGGGGCTGCGGACGGGGCCGCCTCGATGCGCTGCTGCAGCCCGACCGCGCCGGAGCCCGCACGCGCGCCGGAGCCCGCCGACGCCCGGATGGACTCCTTGGTGGCGGCGGGCCGGTTGACGGCGGTCACGCCCGCGCGCGCGCCGCTGGCCGTGGGAGCCTGCGGCGCGCGCTCGGAGGTGCCGGGACCGAACAGGAACCGTGCGATCCCTGTCCGCTCCTTCGGCTTCGTGTCGACCATCAGTCGTACGTCCGGTACGGGTACTCGTCCTCCACGCTCGACTGCTGCGTGGGCACGTTGGTCGCCGACGACCCGTGGGGATTCGTGCCGGGCCCAGTCTCCAGGGCCGCCGGCGCGGGGTTCACGTTACCCGCTGCCAGCAGCGGCGCCAGCGCAGTGAGGAACGCGACGACGGCGACGAGCCAGTCCCCCTCCGCCGCCTGCCACGAACCGAGGCCCAGCAGGACGAAGAAGACGATGACGTAGAGCCAGAGCCGCATCGTGCGCGGCAGGAGCTCGGCGAGGATGTTGCCCATGATGCCTCCTGGTCAGTCGTGCCCAGCGTAGCGGACGCTACAGCTGGTCGTCTGGCGGGTCTTCCTCCAGGCCCGCCAGCAGATCCGTGCCTCCAGGGTGGTGCAGTTCGAGCAGCCCCTGGGCCTTGCCGAGCGCCGTCGTGAGGTTGCGCTCGACGTTGCCGATGCGCCGCCTGTCACGGCGGGCCTCGGTACGGATGCCGTCGACGTCGCGGCGCACATGGCCGATGTCGTCGCGCGCGTCACGCAGCTCACTGTGAACGCCACCGAGGTCCCGACGCAGGCCCTCGATGGCGTTCACGACGTTGCCGATCTTGTCGTCGAGGTCGTCGCGCAGCCCGCGCGAGTGACTGTTCTCGACGTTGTGGAGCACCCGGTCCATCTTCTCGGACGTCTCCGCGTGGGCCTCCTCCGTCACGACCGTCGCCCGCTTCGCCTGGCGCTTCGCGGCCAGCGCGGTCACGGTCGGCACGACCGCGACGACGGTCAAGATGAGCATGAAGTTGGCCCACCACGGGGCGTCGGGTACCGGTTCGACGATCACGGGAACTCCTGTAGTGGGAGGGGAAGGCTGAGGAGATCAGCCCTTGATGCCGAGGAACGAGCCGTTGTTGATCTCGACCTGCATGGCGTTGACCATCGTCGACGGGTCGGACAGGAAGCCGTCGGCCGGCGTGCCGTAGAACCGCTGCAGGCCGGTGATCGACTTGCGGTTGAGCAGCCCGTCGACGTTGCCGACGTCGATGCCGAGCGCGTGCAGCCGCGTCTGGATCGCACGGCCGAGCGTGGAGCCGAGCTTCGTCTTGTCGAACTGCGCGGCCCAGAGGTTCTCGTTCGAGCTGTCCCGCCACTGGTGGCTGATGACCCCGTCCTGCGGGGTGTCGAGGATCTTCTGCTGCCAGCCCGTGGTCAGGCTGCCCCAGTCCCCGTCGACCTTGAGCCGCTGCGACGGCGCGGGCGGAGGAGTGGGCACCGGCGTCGGCGTCGGCACGGGCGCGCCCTGCACGAGGGAGATGAAGTCGCCCCACGTGATGCCCTTGCTCCCGTCGCGCAGGAAGTTCGGGCAGTCCTTGCGGGACCAGTGGTTGTGCTGGACGACGCGCTCCAGCGGGACGGCGCCCTCGGCCATGAGCACCTGCGTCAGCCAGGCCGCGTTCTGGACGGCGACGACGAAGTCGCTGTCCGGGTTCACGCAGATCTCGATGCCGACGCTCGAGTAGTTCCCCGCGCCGCGGCCGTCACCCGCGTGCCAGCAGCGCTGGTCGTTGCGGAAGGACTGGATCGCCCACGTGTCGTCGACCTGCCACTGCCAGCTGGCCTGCCGGACGTTGCCGCGCGACTGGAGGTTGGCGTGCATCTGCGCGCCAGCCCCCGTCTTCGTGTTCGCGGTCTCGTGGATCGTGATGTAGTCCAGCGGGTTCTTGCCCGCGTAGACGAGCTTCGTGCTGGTGACGAGCTGCTGCTTGGTCTGGACCATGACTCCTCCTCGGTTGACACGAGTGTAGGGAACAACTGACTGCCAGGGGACTACTCCGTCTGCATCGTCCCGCCGATGTTGACCATCGGCCGAAGCTCACGGATCACACCTCCGACGTTCGCGTAGAGCGTGCCCTGTCGCATGCCGACACCAGGCACGTTCGAGTAGACGCGCAGCCCTGAGTTCGGAGCGATGCCCGTCGTCTTCTGGTTGTTCGTCCCGAAGCCGCCGTTCGCCGGGGTGGCGTTGGCGCGCACACGGAAGTAGTAGCGCGTCCCCGGGATGAGCCCGGAGAACGTCTGCGAGAGGTTCGTCGTCGTTCCGCTCGTGACGAGCGTGGTGAACGTCGACGTCAGCGACAGCTCGTAGCGGTAGGCGATGAACGAAGCACCGTTCATCGCCGGTGCCGTCCACGTCGCCGTGAAGCCGGTGTCCGTGACCGAGCTGAACGACGGGGTCGCCACACTGTTCGGCGTGTCGTCGAGCGTGGTGAAGCTCTTCCACGGACCGTACGCGCCCCAGCCCGCTGTGTTCGCGGCAGCCACGCGGTAGTAGTAGGTCGTCAGGTCCGTGAGCCCCGTCAGCGTGACGTGCGACCACGAGCCCGCGGTCTTCACCGTCGAACCGGTCGAGTTCGGCGCCGTGTTGTACTCGACGCGCGCGTTGTTCGGGGCCGCGCCGCCCGTGTTCGACAGCACGTAGTTGTAGATCGTCGCCGAGTCACGGGTGATGTTCCCGGCGTAGTACGCGTCGGTGATCGTCGGCGGGTTCGCGGGCAGGACGACGGCGTCCGAGATGTCCCAGGCGCTCCAGCCGATCGCGTTGCGCGTGCGGCCGTAGGCGTAGTAGAGCCCTCCCGGCGTGAGCCCGGTGAACGTGCCACCGCCGTAGCCGACGCCCGCTCCCGCGCCGCCGATGGTGGCGACGTGCGTGCCGCCTCCGCCGGCCGGACCGTTGGCGTACAGGTGGAACTCGCAGTCGATGGCGGACGCGCCGTTCTCGGAGCCCGCGGACGAGATGTAGGCGGTGAGCGAGGTCGAGCTCGCAGCGAACGCCGTGCAGACACCGGGGTCGGGCTCGGTCACCTGCGGCGGCACGTCGAAGCTGGCGGTCGCACTGAGGGTCGTGCCCCAGTACTCGACTCCGGACCAGTCCATGTGCACGCCGACGTTGTTGACCGCGCCGCGAATGCGCGCGACGGCGATGTCCTGGTACCAGACCGGCGCATGACTGTACGCACCGTTGAGCGCCAGCGTGCCGGAACGGCCGGGCCAGTGGGTACCGACGGTGCAGTTGTTGTTCGAGTCGACGGTACGCAGGCACGTGAGGTAGATGACGGCGCGCAGCCAGTACGTGTTGTAGTCGGCGTTCACGACCTGGATCTCCAGGAGAACCTGCGAGTTCCCGTTGCCGACGTTGCTCCACCCCATGCGTCACCTCCTACGGCGTGTAGACGAAGTAGATGACGCCGACGTTGTCGACGGTCGCAGTCGGGATCGTGGTCTGGAAGACGACGCCCTCCATCGCCGAGACGAGTGTGTCGCTCGCGTAGTAGTCGCCCTTGTCGTCTTCCGCGATGGTGCCCAGCGTCGGCTTGTTGAGGATCTCGGCGTCGCTGCCGGGGATCGCGTTCCAGTCCGGCTTGTCCTGGCTGACCTCCGCCCAGCTCCACGTGTTGTCTCCGTTGGCGACAGGTGCCTGGCCGGCAGGCACACCGGTCGCGTCGATGCCGATGGCGTCCCAGACCCACGTGCCGTCGCCGAGCGCGACCGGGACGAAGCCGTTCGGCTGGCCGGTGGCGTCGAGCGAGAACTGCCCGTTGCCGACCGGCCGCCACTCGAAGGCGTAGTCCTCCTGGTTCACCTTCGTGAGCACGTAGCCCGGGAAGCCACCCGCCGGAATGTACGCAACGGAGTCCGGGTCGAAGCCCTCGATGGCTGCCATCACGTCGTCGCGCACGAAGTTCATCCCCGGCGGCGGCGTCCCTCCGACGGCGACGTTGATCGACTGCTGCTCGCGCAGGTAGATCGACAGCGACGACGTCGGGTTGGCGTAGGAGTAGATCGAGTTGACCGAGGTCCACTCGGTGTTCTGCTCGATCTGCAGCGTGCCCTTGACGAGGATCGTCGAGATCCCGTCGCTGGAGATGAGCACGATGGCGAACGGGTACTCGCCGGGCTCGACGTCGAGCGTCGCGGCCTGGATGTTGAAGATCGCGTACCCACCGGTCGGCACCGGGATGTTCGCCACGTGGTCGGGCGCGAGGATGTTCGCCGTGTCGCTGTCGTCGTTGATCGGCACCGGCTTCGCCACGATGGTGAGCGTGCAGCTGGTGAGGTCGACGACGGCACCGTTCGGGTCGTAGATGTGCACGCCGAGCGGGAACGACTTGCGCGCCTCGACGCGCAGGTACGTGTCCGCTGCGGGGACGTTCGAGAGCTGAGCCACGGTTCCTCCTACACCCAGCCGATGCCGTTGTGCACGCGCTCGCGCACGGCGCCCGTCGGGAGCGCCGTCTCGATGGCGGGCACGGTGACGTCCTGGAAGGCGTCGTTGCCGCCCTCGCTCACGGTGATGCGGTACACCGACGTCGCCGTCCCCTGCTTGATGAAGAACCAGCCGTCGACCGGCTCCTTCACGCTGGCGAGGTTGTTCGGTCCGGAGATGTGCGCGACCGAGTACGTGAGCGCCCCGCCGCTGCCCGGCGTCGAGCTCGTGTTCGCCTTGTACATGTAGAACGGACCCTCGGGCGTGTCGATCACGAGGGTCGGCGGCGCCGCGAGCGGGGACAGCGGAGTGATCTGGCTGTCGCTGAACCGGATGTAGTCGATCAGCAGGTCGCCGGTGTCGGTGATCGTGTTGATCCGGCCGACTCGCAGCACGCGCATGAGGTTCGCCACGAGACCGACGTTCGCGTTGTCCACGCTGTACGTCGTCCCACCGATGAGCGAGTACGCGTTGTCGTAGACGTTCATGCGGTACTTGCCGGTCGTGGCGGTGTCCGTCTGCGCGCCGACGTGGACGTAGAGGTCGCCGCTCAGGTCCGCGCCCGCGCCGCTCGTGGTGAAGATCGACCCGTTGCTCGCGTTGTAGAGGTTGCCCGCACCCGACGTCAGGTGGTCGACGCGCAGCTTCGAGCCCGGCGAGCCCTGGTTGTCCATGACCTCGAGGATGCGGCTGTTCGTCGCCGGGTTCGCGGTCGGCAGCGAGAGCTTGATGAGCATGGAGCACATCGCCGTCGGCGAGGCGAGCGTGCCCTCGAAGCGCGCGACGCCGGAGGTGTTGTGCTTGAGCAGCAGCTTGCCGCTGGCGTCCTTGCTCGCGGTGCCGCCACCACTGGTGACGATGGCGCACGAGAAGCCGGAGATCGGCGTCGGGCACACGTTCGCGGTGGTGACGTTCGCGCCCACGGAGAGCGCAGCGAGCTGGACCCCGGAGACCCAGTCGAAGGTGGTCACGCGTCCTCCTAGGAGAGCTGAGGCACGACAGGCGCGCCGTTGTCGATGTACGTGTTGCCAGAGTGCACGAGCGTCAGGCTGGAGTCGACGGCCAGCGCACGGTCCGGCGCGCGGCCGTCACCGAACATGTCGGTGCCGGGCCGCTCGAAGCGCGTGTTCCGGATCGTGAGCGAGCTGCCGCCGTAGTCGCCGAGGTTGTTGCCGCCAGCGTTGACGCAGTACATGCCGCCGTACAGCCAGCCGTCGTCGAACCGCATGTGCACGGCGAGGCCGACGCCCGACTGCGGCGTGAGCATCAGCGCCGCGATCTGCGTGCGAGTCGGGGGCAGCGTGCCCTTGCTCAGCGAGTGGCGGGCGTTCACGCGGCAGCCGTCGAACGAGATGTCGTCGTCGGTGCCGATGTTGCCCTGGCACTGCACGCCGGTGTCGTTGTGCGTCTCCGGCCGGCCGGTGCCGTTGGCGTAGTCCGGCCGGAACTGCGTCGAGTGGTGGTAGTCGCAGGCGTGCGAGTGGATGCGCGCCCCGGCAGCGTTGGTGTGGTAGCCGCGCACGCCGTCGCAGGTCTCGTAGATGTCGCTGTACCAGATCTCGATGCCGCGGCCGACACCGTCGTAGTACGCGCTGGCGACGATGGGCGCGATGGTCGTCCAGTAGACCTTGCCGAGCGCGGTGCCGCTGGACGGGCCCTCGACCATCGCCAGGTAGCCCCCGGTGTACTCGGTCGTCGGCCCGGCGACGTGGCAGTTCCACAGCTCGCCGGTCGCGGTGAGCGTGACGAAGCCACGGATGACCATGTTGTGGATCGGCACCGAGATCGTGAAGCGCTTGTTCGTCGCGTTGTACGTGACGCCCGTCTGCACGACGAGCTCCTCGGTCGGGAACGCTCGGTCCTCGTACAGCCCGGCACCGACGTTGCGGGTCGTCTGCCCGAAGGCACCGACCTCGCCCTGACCGATGGGCTCGAGGATGCCGATGTTGTCGCCACCGGCCCACGGGTCGAGCCAGCCGACAGGCACGGGCCAGCCGGTCCACTCGGACCCGTTGAAGTAGCGCTCCCGGACCGGGCTCACGGCTGCAGGTCCTTGAGGGTGTCCCCCTGCACGCCGTCAGCCGGGCCCACGGTGCAGGTGCCGAAGCGCTCGTGCCGGAACGTCACGAAGCCGGTGTACCCGGCGGGGACCTTGCTCGCGCGCGAGGGGAACGTGTTCAGCGCAGTGGCGTGGATCGTGACGCGGCCGGAGTCCCGCGGCAGCTGGACGACGTCGGCGACGTTGCCGAGCGACAGCAGGACCTTCTGGTCACCGGCCGTCGTCGCCGTCAGCAGCGCGCGGCCCGCCGTGCTCGCGTCGCTGATCTGCGCCGCGCTGTGGCTGTGCGTGGTGGCCGGGAACGACGTCGGGTAGTCCGGCAGCGTGGCGATCTGCGAGACGTACGAGGTGAGCGGCACACCACCACCGCCCGGGTCCGGCGGCTCGTACTCCGCCATGACCTCCTCGGCGATGGTGCGGATGTGCAGCTCGGTCAGCGGGTTCTGGAACGAACCGTCGGCGTTGACGATCGCCAGCCGGTCGGGCCCTGTGGTCACCGTTCTCTCCGTTCGACGTGTGGGGGCAGCAGAAAGGGGGCAGCACAGGGGGAAGGAGGACCCCCGTGCCGCCCCCTTCCGTGGCGACTACGACCCGGGCGGAGGGGGAGCGCCAGCACCGGCCTCGGGCGCCTGGCCGCCCTCGTCCGGAGTGTTCGGACCGGCCTCGCTGCCTCCGCCGGCCTCGGCCTCGACGGCCTCGATGATGACCCCGGCGATCTCCTGGATCTGACGGAGCAGCTCGATCAGCTGGTCCACGGGTCACCTCCTCTCTCGTTGCTCGAACAGTACTGGGCGGAGGGGCTGGTCGGGTAGTACCTGACCAGCCCCTCCGTACCTCAGAGGATGCGGCGGAAGACCGCGGTGCCGTCGGTGACGGTCTCGTCGACGTCGAGCCCGGTGATGCTGGGCTGCGCCGCCGCCGTGGTCCCGGCCGTGGTGACCTCCCACAGCGAGGACGGGTTGGCGAACCGGCGCTTGTCGCCGAGCACGACGGCCGTCGAGTTCGCCCGCGCGGTGGCCGCGTCGAGCGTGGTCTCGACCAGGCCCTCGATGACCTCCGCCTCCGAGGTACCGGCGCCGAACGAGTCGGCGTCGAGCACCGGGTTGCGGTGGGCGACGTCGCCGGTCTCCTGGATGGCGAGGCCCGTGTCGAGCGCCGTCGTCGAGGTGTACGGCTGGTGGTACCACTCGGGCCGCGAGAGCAGGACCGAGTCGCCGCTGATCGGGTACGTGATCGGCGCGACGGAGAGCTGCGCGCGCGCCGCCTGCACCTTGTCGGCCACCCACTCGAACGAGGACTCCGCCAGCGCGTACGGCAGGACGCCGCCCGTGCCCGCCGTGGTGCCGGTGATCGTGCCGGCCGTGCCGGTCTGGATCGTGGCGCCCGGGAGGAACAGCGGGACGATGCCCTCCGACAGCTGGTCGATGGCCCAGGCGTCGTAGGAGAAGTCCTGGACGTACTCGGTGCCCTTGAAGCGGACACCGCCGTCCTCCTGCCGGCGCTCGGCGAAGTAGTCGTAGACCTGGACCGCGTTCTTGTACGCGGCGAGGCCGACGACCTGGCGCAGGAAGCGCGAGCCGGTGGCCGTGGTGGCGACCGGGTCGACGACGAGGTTGGCGTCCGTGAAGAGCCGGGGCAGGAACTCGGGGTGGATCTTCTGCAGCTTCCACGAGCCCTTGAGCGTGCCGAGGTAGCCCGCGGCGTTGGCCCCGGAGATGTCGCCGTCCTTGAGGAGCTTGAACGCCGACTCCGTACCGGCACCCGCGTCGATCAGGTAGTTGATGAACGCGAGCTCGAGCGCCGACGTGACGAGCAGGAAGCGCTCGCCGTTGCCGAAGTTCGAGTCGAACCAGTTGTCGGAGAAGAGCAGCGTCAGCGCGTCGAGCGTGGCGAGCGGGTTCGTCGTGTCGAGGTACATGCCCTTGATCGTGGCGAACGACGGCTGGATCTCGTTGTCCGAGTCCTCGCCGGGCTCCGCGATCCACTTGTAGTCGCGGGCGTCGCCGGTGTGGCTGATCTTCGCGGCGTTCGCGTTGAACGGGCCGACCGTGTCGGCGGCCGTGCGAGGCACGAGCTTGCCGGTCATGTGGCCCGAGAGCGCGGCGAACAGGCAGTACTTGTCGTGGTCGCGCAGGACCGTGGTCTGCATCTTGCGCGCGGTGTACTCCTGCGGGAGGTTCTTGATCGGCGAGTAGCGGAGCTGCTCGTCGAAGACGGTGAAGCCGAAGGAGCGGTGACGGCTCATCGAGTAGCGGCGCCACTCGATCGGAGGGATGCCGTTCTTCCACTCGCCCGTGAACTCCGAGCCGGAGTAGTGGTCCGCGCCGATGCGCGAGATCTCGGCGTCGACGATGTAGTCGTCGACCCGGATGTCCGGGACCATGATCGAGCGCTTCGTCGGATCGGGCTTGATCTCCGAGCCGGTGAACATGCCGGAGATCGGCGAGCTGATCCGCAGGATCGTCGCCAGCGCGATCTGGTACTCGGTCAGGCTGTCCCGGTGGACGGGGGTGACCATCGAGGTCTCCTCTCTTGCTGAGCGGTCCGCCAGGCGGTCTGGCGCTGGCGAGCACATCGTGGCAGAAGGAAGGTCTCCTCCTGTACTACGCGAGGAACTGTTCGTACTAAGCAGCGACAGATGGCGTCGTAGTGACACCCAGCTTCTGCATGAGCAGCTGGTTGACCTCGGTCAGCTGCTTCATCTGCTCCGAGAGCTGGAGCACGAGGGTGTTGGTGTTCTCGTTGTTCGTAGACAGTTCGGTGGCAAAGCCACTGATCTGCTTCTCCAGCGCCTCCACCCGCTCGCCCTGCTGCGCGAGCTCCGGCTTGGTCGTCCCGCCGAACAGTGCTGCGAGCTCTCCGGAGCTGGAGGAGCCGGAGAGCTCGATCTGCTTGCGCAGGATGTACTGGATCGCGGCGGCCGCGGCCTCCAGCATCTGGGGGTTCTGGGTGTTGGCGAACGCAGGCATGGCCTGTGCGATCGGCACGAGCATCTCCTGCAGGATGCGCAGCTGCTTCTCGTCCTCCAGCTCGACGAGCGAGCCGGGGATGCAGCGCACGTGGTAGGTGGTCGCCATCTCGGCCATGTCGACCTTGAGCGAGCCGTCCTCGTCGAACTCGGTCTCCGGCATGCCCGCGTTGATGAGGGCCGCCCGGGTCTCCGCCGACGGCACGAGCTTCTTGGTGCCCTTCATCTCGGCGAAGTAGACCGTCAGCGCGTACGAGCAGTACTTGGAGAAGAAGTACTCGACCGCCTTCTGGTAGTTGTTGGTCGTGATGTCGACCATCTTCTCCTGAGCCTCGACACCCTGGGGCGTCTGGCTCATGCCGTTGCCGGCGGCCGCGGCCATCTGCTGGTCGGCCGCGCCGACGAGCGAGATCATCGAGCCCTGGTTCTGCTGGGCGATCTGGCCGTACATGAGCAGCGTCTGCGTGCTCACCTCGAACGCCTCGATCTTGGCGTTGGGGTTGGGCACGTTGGTGAACTTCCCCGGCGAGAGGTTCAGCGTGCCGTTCAGCCCGGTGCCGTAGCCGATGAGCGAGGGGTTGATGTTGCGGTACCACTGCTTCATCGCGCCGTTGAGCATCAGGTCCTGGAACTCCTGACGCCCGTACACCAGCGCGATCTGGCTCTTGCCCAGCGGCTGCTGCGGGTCTCGCTCGAGCACGAGCACCTGCACCGGGTGCCGCTTGAGCGGGTCGCGGTTCTCCTCGATGCGCAGCAGCATCTTGCCGAGCGCGTCGAACGTCAGGAACGGCGCGCCGGTGTTCGAGTACCAGGTGATGATCTCGTAGCCGGTGGGGATCTGGCCGGACTTCTTCTCCTCGCTGCTGACCGACTCGGCCTGCCGCGCGGGCGGGTTGCTCTTGAGCAGCGTCTTGAGCGCCGGGATGTGCCAGCCCACGACGTTGTTCCGGATGAGGCCGTGCACCTCGTTCTTCGTCAGGTACCGCCGGACGTAGAACGTCGGCGACTTCTGCGCGTCCTTGACGCCCGGCTCGGGAAAGACGTCGGCGTAGCCGATGGCGTCGTAGTCCATGCACCACGAGCCGTCGGCCTTCTGCGTCAGCACCGGCACGACGGCGTCGAAGCCGAGCGTGAACGAGCTGATCGTCGAGGCGAACAGGTTCTGCTGCATCTCGTTGCTGTTGAGCTCGTCGCCGATGATCTTCGTCTTGAGCACGTAGCGCGCGAGGATGCCCTTCGGCGAGTCGTCGTCGAACTCGCAGATGACCTCGACGTTCGGCGTGTTCTGCACGACGCTGCGCGCGGTGCGCCGGGTCATGCCCGCGACCTCGCCGGAGCTGACGTTGGGCAGGTCCGGCTTGCGCGAGACGACCTCGGCGTCGGCCATCATCGCGTACTTGTGGAAGTTCTTGATGCGGGTCTGGTGCTCCCGCTTGAAGTTCTCGAACTCCGACCAGTAGTGCGAGGCACACGGGCTGACGTTGTGGACGATGAGCGAGCCGTCGCGGTGGTCGAGGCTGGTCCGCTCGTACCAGTCCTCGAACTCCGTGACGGTCTCGTACGCCTTCTTCACTGCCACTGGTTCAGCCTTCCTCGCTCAGACGAGAACCGCTCACGACGTACGGTAGCGCGGCGGATGATGGGGTTGGAGGTGGTCACGTTGCGCGGGTCGAAGGCGTACGGGACGTCGAACCCGCGCGGCGTGTTGAGCCGCACGACCTGGCCGCCGTAGTCGGCGCGGTACCCACCGCCGCCACCGCCACCGCCGAAGCCGCGGCGGCCGCCGCCCCAGCCGCCCCAGCCGCCGAAGCCGCCGAGCGCGTCGTTGAGGCTGTCGATCTGGTCGGCGATCTCGTCGAGCGCCTCGGTGATCGACTCGCCGATCTCCTCCGCCGTCGGGGTGATGACGGACTCGTCGATCTTCACCAGCCCGCGCTGCCCGAGGTTGATCGCGCGGCCCGGGTCGGTCGAGTTGAGCAGCTGGTCCGTGGGCAGGTCACCGCTCTCCCCGGTGAAGTAGGGCTGGAAGAACAGCGCGCCGCCCGGGTTGAGGCCGACGGCGTCGAACACCGACCGCTGCAGGCCGGTGGCGATCGGCCGGCCGTTCGGGCCCATGACGTACGTCGTGTTCAGCTGGGCGTACTGCTGCGTCTGGAACTGCGGGATCGCGTCCGACCACAGGATGTCGGCGAAGCCGGTGGCCTCCGGCGCCCCGAACTCCTGGCCGTAGTACTCGGCCTTCGCCTTGCTCAGCGCCTCGCTCTTGCTGAACCCGAGGTCGAGGTACTTCGACGTGAGGTCGCCGAGCACCTGCTTCTGGATCTTGAACCGCATCTCCTTGGGGATGAAGATCCCGTTGAGCGCCGGGTCGTCGAGCGCCACGGTCCCGAGGTGGATGCCGCGGATCACTCCAGCCGCGCCGTCGAGCGTGAGCTCCTCGGCCCCGGTCTCGTGGTTGAGGATGGAGACGATGATCTGCGTCGCCTCCTCCTGGCTGATCGCAGTCGAGTCGACCTCGCGGGTCTTGGGCACCATGTTGTACCGCAGGAACGTCGCGTCCTGCATGATGATCGACGCCAGCGTGGCGAACACCGGCCGGTTCTCGGCCAGCGCGCGCAGTCGCGCGTCGGTGTCGTTGCGCGAGAGGTAGGCGTTCTTCACCTCGCCCGTGGTCGGGTCGACGTACTCGGTCAGCCCCGTCGTCGCGCGCGGCAGCCCGAGCTTGTTGACGACGAGCCCGCCGTTCTCGTCGATGAGCGGGACCTTGTACGGGTCACGGTCCCACTCGTCGGCGCCCTGGTAGATCATGCTCAGGAACGCGGACTCCAGCAGCAGGTTCTCCAGCGTGCCGACCGCCGTGAACAGCAGCCGCCCGGCCTCGGCCGTCGAGGCGTCGCTCTCGTCCTGGGTCTGCGCCTGGGCGGCCGCCGCGAACTCGTTGGCGATCATCCAGCTGTTCATCACGTTGTCGACGTTCAGCAGCGGCATGTTGCCGAGCGCGTCCATGAAGCCCCACAGCACCTGCCGGAAGTCACCGGTCTCGGCGAAGCGCGCGACGCCCATCGCAGGCGAGACGAACGGCCGCAAGATCCAGCTCGGCACGCCCATGCCCGCGGGCAGCAGGTCGGAGAACCACGCCTCCGCGTTGCGGAAGTCGTTCTGCAGGTCAAGCGGGTCCTGCGCGACGATCGGCTTCTGGTAGCGGCGCAGCTTGTTGAGCAGCTTCTCCTCGTCGTCCTCGCCGCCCAGACCGAGCGAGCTCATCACCATCGCCAGCATCATGAGCTGCGTGTGGCTGACGCCCGAGCGGATGACCGAGCGCGTCAGGTCGTAGGAGTCCTCGATCCGCGCCGTGTCCATCGTCTCCTGGTCAGCGGTGTCGCCGCGCACGGCGGAGAACAGGCCGCCGGGCTTGCGCCGGCTGGAGAACAGCGCCGTCGCCACCGCGTGCGGCGCCTGCAGCCCGAGCAGGTTGATGATCGTGTTCGAGCGGAACCGGAAGAACAGCGTGGGCAGCCGCAGGAAGAGCACGCCGAGCGTGTTCGCCACCCGGCCGCCGTTGTTGATGAAGCCGTCGACGAGCGACCGGCGGGTCAGCTCGGCGAGGTTGTCCTGCAGGTTCCGGCGGTACTCGATGCGGCTGTACCCGTGGGCCACGGCGTCACGGCTGATCTGGTTCAGCGCGTCGACGCCGTCGGGCTGGCGCAGCGTGTTGAGGAACTGCTCCACCGTGACGGTGCGCTCGAGCGGCAGCTTGTTGATCGAGTCCCAGGCCGCCTCCATGAACGTCGAGGCGAGCACCTTGCTGCGCGTGCCCCACGTCGGGTCGTTGAGCGCCGCGGCCACGCGGTTCGTCGCGCGCTGCAGCCGCTCCTCCATCGAGGTGATGGCCTCGGCGGAGTCGATCCGGTAGTTCGTGTGCTCGTACACCCGCTGGTAGAACGCGGGGCTGTCGGCGAGCTGGGCCATGACCTCACGCCACTGCGCCCGCTGCTCAGGCGTGAAGCCCTGGCCGCCGAGCGCCGCCGCGCCGCGCGTCTCGCCAGCGAGCCAGGACACCACGCGCTCCTGGCCGCCCTTGTTCGCCAGCTCGATGAACGCACCCGCCCACAGGCCGGGGTTCAGCAGGCCCTTGAGCGCCGTGGTCAGCGTGACGAAGCGCAGCAGCACGTTCGTGTGGACGGCGTCGTTGCGCAGGTGCGCCCCGGCGATGGCCTCGGCGCGCGGCGACTGGCGACGGCGCGAGATCCCCTGCTTGCTCTCCCACGCCGTCATGCGCTGCTCGACGATCGTGCGCGCGTCCTGCGGCAACTGCTCGAACTCCGCGCTGCTGGACTCGAACTCGCGCACGTCGCCGACCAGACGGCCGTTCTGCACGCTCGGGGAGTCGAAGCCGTCACGCAGCGCCGGGCTCGTGATGAGCAGCCCGGAGTTCGTGCGCAGCATCCCGAGGATGCCCGCCAGCCGGTTCTGCACGGTGGCCGGCAGACCGCGCACGTCCTTGCGGTACTCGTACAGCAGGCCGTCGACGATGTTCGAGACGGCCGGGTAGCCGCGCAGCGCCGTGTTGTCGCCGAACACGGTCGAGAGCATGACGTCGACCCAGTCGTCCCAGTTCTCGACCGGACGCCGGGTGCCGTCGCCGCGTCGCAGCACGTAACCGTTCTCGTGCAGCCGCGCCAGCGCCGCGCGCGACGGCAGGTTCACCGCGCCGCCGTAGGTCGGCAGGTCGCCGTTACGCGCATTGCGCTGGATCAGCGTGAGAGCGGCGTGCGCCTCGCGCAGCGTCATGTACTCGACGCCCTGCTCGCCGCTGCCGGGCCGCGCGAGCACGCCGCGCATCATCTCGACGAGCAGCGCCGCGTCGTTCTGCGTCAGGCGCAGCGCCGCGAGCGTGTCGTTGAACGCCGTGCGGTACCGCTGCTCCTCCTCACGGCGGCGGCCCCGGTCCATGTCCTTGAACCAGCCGTCGGTGACCAGCCCCTCCGACAGCGCGCGGCGACGCGGCAGCGCGCGGTTGGTGATGTGGCTCCACTCCTCGCGCGTCATGCGCAGGTCGTCCTCCATGCGGGGAGCGAACGGCGAGGACGCGACGTCGAAGTTGAAGAAGGCCCGGCGCGCGCCGGTCTCTCCCGTGTGGAGGTACCGGTTCGGCGCGAGCACCTCGGCGCCCGCCCGCAGCTGCCGGGTCAGCGCGGGCACCGCGCCCCACGTCGCGTACATCATCGACGCGGTCGTCGAGGAGAACGAGCCCCGCTGCTTGCGGCCCTGGGCCTGCTCGGTCAGCTCGCTGTTCGTGTCGGTCACCCGGATCTCCGGGAACGCCAGCATCGTCGGGATGCCGTGGTGACGCCCGCGCGAGTCGGTGACGTGCCTGATCCACGTGAGGTTCGGCTGCAGCTCGTAGCCGACACCAGCCTCGAACGGCAGGCGGCTGTTGATCTGCTGCACGAAGGCCAGCCGCGCCGGGTGGTTCTGCGGCAGCGCCTGGATCAGCGTGGTGAAGACCGGGTGCATCGTGTGCGACGGCGAGCCCGAGGGCGCACCGACGTAGCCCGGCGCCGACAGGATCTCCGAGAGCTGGCCGCCCGCGACGATGCTGGAGAGCACCGCCTCCAGGTAGGTCAGGCCGACCGCCATCTCCTGCTGGGCGGGCGCGTCGAGCGCGGGGATCTCCCGGCCGGCGACCTCCTCGAGCCCGGCACGCAGCTGGGCCAGCAGCAGGTCGCGGAACTCCGGCGTGCTGCGCTTGACGAGCGCCGCGGCCGGGATCGAGCCGGAGTAGCGCGCCGCGAACTTGACCAGCATGTCGCGGACCTGGTTCTCCGCCTCCTCGTACGTCTGCGGGTTGCGGGCGTCGTAGTCGACGTCGCGCAGCAGCTTGACGAGGTAGGGCATGACGTCGAAGCCGACGGCCTCCACGATCTTCGGCACGGAGCTGAGCCACTCGGCCGTCGCGTTCTTGGCGAACGGCGACGCCTGGTCGGCCGCGAGCAGCACGGGGCGCCCGGCCAGGATCGCGTGCGTCGGCACGATGACGTCGCGCGCGAGCGGCGTCAGCGTCCACTTCATGCCGGTGCCGAGCTCAAAGACCTTCGCGCCGTAGAGCGAGAGGTCCGTGGTCATGTCGAGGACCATGCCCTCCAGCCCGAGCCAGCTCGCCTCGACGATCGTGCCTCGGTGCGTGGTGTGCCCGGCGTCGACCTTCGCCTTGTCGATGGTCAGCCGGACCGGCACGCCGAGCGCGGCGTTGCCCTCCGGCAGCGCGCCGCCGACGATGCTGGCCTCGGCCACCGGCTCGTGCCCGTGGCGGTACAGGTGGATGCCCACCAGCTCGCCGCGGGCGTCGTACTTGCCGAGCGGCACGAGGTCGCCGGTCCCGAAGTCGTCGCCCTCGTCCGGCATGAGCCGACGGCGCGGGTCGCCCTGGGCCTGGCGCAGTCGGTCGCGCAGCGCGTCGAGCGCGCGGCTCAGCTCGGCGACGGCCGCCGTGTCGGTCGGCTCGACCTGCGACTGCACGAGCAGGTACTCGCGGGCGTCCGGCCGGGTCACCAGGTCGAGCAGCGTCTGGATGAACCGGGTGCGCTGCTCGCCCTCGGCCGACAGCACGGGGCCGTAGTCCGGGAAGCGGCCCGTCTGCACCGTCTCGCGCAGGTGGTACTGCTGCAGCATGTCGGTGCCGCCGTTGACCGGCGAGGCGCTGTTCTCGTTGGCCGGGTTGTGCGGCGAGAGGTCGGCGAGCACGCGGTTCGAGCTGGTGCGGTGCGTCGCGCCGTTGAGCGTGGACTCGCTGGCCGCCTGCACCTGGCTGCGCGCGGCGACCGGCTGCGGCACGAACGAGCCGCCGCCAGCCTCCTCCTCGGCGTAGTTGTGCTCGCGCAGCCACGTGACCATCTGGCGGCGCAGGTCCGGCGCGGCCGGGTCGGTCGGCAGGTTGATCGTCGCGCCGGTCTTCGCCAGCTCGATAAGCACGGCGCGCGCGGCGCCGAACGCCTCGTTCGGGTCGATCCGGCCGTGCACCGGCAGGAAGGTCGACGCGGCGATGTAGACCGTGTCGCCCATCGCGGTGTTCGCCTCGATGTCGGCCGACGTCGTGATGATCCCCTGGAAGGTGTCACCCTGGCGCGCACCCTGGTGGACGTACCACCAGCCGGTCGAGTAGTCGTTCGTCCGCTTCGCCTTCGGGCCCTTGACCGAGGCGAGCCGCGCGGCGTCGACGTAGCGGCCGTTCGCCGCGAGCTCGATGGCCTGCAGCACCTGGGTGGCGACGTTGGCCTCGACGACGCGCACGCGCTCCTCGGCGTCGTTGCGCTGCTGGGCCCAGTACTGCCCACCACGCGCGACGCGCTGGGCGAGCACGGCCTGCTCGTGCTTGCGGAACGGGCCGAAGTAGTCACGCGGGGAGCGCGGGATCTGGCCGTTGCGGCTGCGCACGCGCACCCGAGGCAGCCCCTGGTTCTGCAGCTCCGGCAGCGTCAGCAGGTCCGCGCTGGCCCAGCCGACGGCGCGACCCTCGGCGTCCCGCTCGACGGCGAGGAAGCCGCCGAACATCTGCTCGGTCCACGCGCCGGCCGGGAACCGCTGGTACTGCGCGGCGCGGCTGACGTCCGGGGAGAACGTCTGGTCGCCGGACGGGGTCACCGTCATGCGCGGGTTGTCGAACTCGCCCATGAGCGCGAGCACGTGCTGCAGCGGCAGGCCGATGACCTCGGCGTGCTGGCCGAGCTCGAAGGTCTGGCCCGCGGCCTGCCGGGCGATGACCTCCTCGGACGACAGCACGCGCGGCGAGCCGGTCTCGTCGACGAAGCGCACGACGTACAGCAGCGAGAAGACCTTGCGCAGCGCGTTGTAGTCGGTCAGCGGCAGCGGCTTGCCGTCGATCGGCTGCTGCATGGCGAAGGTGGTGAGCGAGTCGAGCATGCCCGCCATGTCCGTCAGGCCCCGCTCGGCGCGCGCCCGGCGCTCCGACTCCGGCATGGCGGTCACCTGCTGCAGCGCGTTGCTCAGCTTCTTGATCGAGGCCAGCGCGCGCTCGTACGCCGCCGGGACGAGCCCGTCGAGCGAGAACATCATCGAGGCGATGAGCGACTGCTGGGCGAACGCGGCGTCCGTCTTGCCGCCGACGCCGTCGAACCACGGGCTGTGCTCGTACTGCGCGGCCGCGTCGCGGATCACCGAGACGGCCTTGGTGTCCGGGTGGAAGAAGCCGAGCTCGAGCTGGACGGTGGACCACGTCGCGCGCGGCACCTTCGCGTCGAGCAGCCACGTGCTGACCGCCTGGCGCAGCGTGTCGAGGTTCAGCACCCCGGCCTCGCCCGCGGGCACGCCGGTCATCGATGGCAGCAGCAGGCCGGTGGAGTAGCGCGGGTCGGCCATCAGGTTCGTGCGCGTGCCGTCGGGGAGCACGATCTCGACGCGCCGCGCGACGCGGCCCTCCAGCTGTGCGAGCGCGCGCTGCTGGACGCCGTCGAACCCGGCGACCGTGACGTCGATCTGCGAGGTGAGCGTCTTGCGCTTGCCGACGGCGGTGACCAGCTGGCTGACCGGCAGCGCGGTGGTCGACAGCTCGGCGTCCGGCGGGCGCCGCGTCCAGTCCTGGCGCGTGGTGGCCGCGAAGAAGCGCAGCTGCTCCGGCGTGAGCCCCGCCATCTGGATGCCGGACTCGGCGGCGGCCGCCGCGACGGCGCCCTTGGCCGCCTGGATCAGCCCCGGCAGCAGCGCGTGCCACTGCCCCGTGACGCCGCCGTGCTCGTCCTTCGGCATGAACAGCTTGAGCACCGCGCGCTCGGCGACGGTCGGGTCCTCGATCGCCGGGAGCGTCGGGCCCATCGCGCGCACGAGACGCATCTGCGCCTCCAGCAGCGGGTGCGGCGCGGCGGCCGGGTTGCGCAGCAGGCCCGGCGCGAACAGGTCGATGGCCGGCTCGACGAACGTGGGGTCCCACGCCGCCCGGTCGGCCAGCAGCGCGTCGCGGTTCGACAGCGACGGGAAGACGCTGATCTGCTGGTCGACCTGCACGGCCACGCCGTACGCGACGTGCATCGAGTAGGCGATGACCGCGCGCGCGACCGTCTCCCACTGGCTCTTGTTGAGGTTCGGCAGCCCGATCTCGGTGCCGTCGCTCAGCGTGACCGGCACCTGCGGACGCGCGGTGTCGGCGACGGCGAGCAGCTCGTCGCGCGCCCAGCTCGCGGCCAGCACCATGTCGCCCGAGCCGCGCACGGCGGTGACCAGCAGCGCCTGGGTGTTCGGGTCGGTGAAGTCGCCGTAGGTGTCGAGCAGCTGGTCCAGCGGCGTCGTCATCTCGTCGACGCTCGCCAGGTCTCGCGCGATCTTCTGCGCCGCCTTGAGCCGCATCGGGTCGCCCGAGGCCACGGCGTCGCGCAGGAACTTCGCGTGCCAGGCGCGCACGGCCTCGTGCGTGAGGTCGCGCAGCGTCGGGTCCAGCGGGAGCAGCGAGGCGACCAGGTTGTCGACGCCCTTGGACACGCGCCCGGCGCGCGCGGCGTTGAGCAGGATCTGGTTCAGCCGCGGGATGCGCTCGCCGGTCACCTCGTCCGTGGTCAGCGTGAGCTTGGGCAGCTCGCCCGGCGTCCGGCTGAACACGCCTGCCGTGCGCGTCACGGCGTCGAGCGCGTCGGCCAGGTCGATGAGGATCTGCACCGCCATCTGCTCGCGCTCGACGCCGTCGCTGGCGAGCGGGTGGTCGAGCGCAGCCTCGCGGATGTTCATCTGCTCGGCCAGGATCATCGGGATGATCGGCGTCGTGCCGGCCGGGGTCGCCATGCCCTCCAGCACCATCAGGCGCCGGAACTTGCTCTCGGTGTCCGTGCCGAACAGCGAGGCAGCCGGGTCGGCGGTGAAGCCCGCCACGCCCTGCCCGACGATGGAGACCAGCAGGTTCTGGCCCAGCTCCTCGTTGAAGTCCAGCGCCGTCATGCCGAGCATGCGCGCCGCGAAGCCCGCGGTGTTCGGGTCGCTCAGCAGGTCCAGGCTCTGCTCCGGCGTGACGGCGGTCCAGTCGACCACCGTGCCGTCGTTGAGCACGAACTGCCGGTCGCTCGCCGCGAGCTGGCTGGGGTTGCTGAGCAGGCCCCCGAGGTCGCCCGCCGTCATCGAGCGCAGCAGGCGGCCAGGCGCCGAGTCGAACGAGGAGAGCTGGGCGGCCTGGGCCTTGCCGAGCGGCGCGACGTTGTCCGGGCTCACGCCCTTGACGCCCATGTTGCCGACGATCGTGTTGATCCACTTCGCCTGCTGCAGCCACACCGACACGCTCGTGAGCAGCGGCAGGTCCTTGGACAGGTTGAACCAGGCGACGTACCGCTCCCACAGCTCGGTGTTGTGCCCGCGCACCCCGCCGTCGCGCGCGGAGCGCAGGTCGGCCAGCAGCTTCTGGTTCGCGTCGAGGTAGGACTGCACGGCCTCCTCGTCGTTCATCACCGAGGCCGCCGTCAGCGCCGCGTCACGCAGCGCGTCGCGCATCTCGGTGCCCTCCTGCACGTCCGAGATCCCCGAGCCGAACCGGCTGGCCTCGACGACCGAGCGGTCACGGGCCCACGCGATGAACGGCGGGGTGTACTCGTCGCGGAAGCGGTGGTCGAGGTTCAACGCGCCGATGAACTTGTCCACGCTCTGGCTCTGCCCGAGCAGCCGCAGGAACTCGTCGCGGGTGTCGGTGTCGCGCAGCCGGTACTTGCTGGTGGCGTCGGCCGCGCGGTAGTCCAGGTCGAGCCACAGCCGCAGGATGCGGTCGTTGACCCGGCTCGCGTCGAACTCCTCGACCGGCGCGCCGTTCTCGTCGACGACCTGGGCACCGAGCTTGGCGAACAGCAGCGTCTGGCGCAGCAGGACCATCTCGGCGCGCTTGGTCTTCGGCTCGGCGAAGACGTCGTACACCCACTGCAGGAACTCGACCTGCTCGAGCTCGCCGTTCGTGTCGCGCAGCACGGTGCCCGCCACGACGCCGCGCACGGTGATGAGGTTCATCACGGCCTCGGCCAGCCGGACGTCGGTCGCCAGGAACGCGCGCACGGCCGCGGGGGTGCTCATGTCGTAGCCGCGCATGTTGCCGATGTTCCGCAGCCGGTCGTGCAGGTCGGCGAAGTTCCGGCTCGCCGTCGTGCTCGCCCGCGTCAGGGCCCCGGTGGGCACGCCGGTCTGGCGGTTCTCGCTCAGCTGCATGCGCGCCGACTCGGTGACGTTGTCGATCAGCACCCGGTAGGCCGAGGTGTTCCCCTCGGCGTCGTTCGCGTAGGACGGGTGCGCCTGCAGCGCGTCGATCCACTCCTCGCGCACGTCCGCGCGCAGCCCGATCAGCCAGTTGCGCAGGCCCCGCACCGTCCAGGTGTTGATGGCCGCGCCCTGCTCGCCGAGCAGCTCGTAGATCGGGAACGCGCCGAGCACCTCGACGAAGGCGTCGCCGCCCTGGGCGTGCGTGTGGTCGCCGTCCTCGAAGTTCGGGCGGGTCAGGGAGTCCAGCGAGTTGATCCGGCTCACCAGCGCGGCGTCGCGGCCGAGCACCTCGGCGTACTCCGAGCGCAGGTGGTCCACCACGTTGCTCAGCAGCGCCTGCACGAGCTTGACCGTGCCGGCCGACCGCGGCGCGCGGACCCGCACGTCGACGTCGTCCACGTCCGCACCGGCCAGCAGCACCATCGCCTCGCCGGTGGTGGCGGTACCCAGGTACTGGCGGGCCTCGCTGGCGATGTCGCGCAGCCAGCCGATCGTGCGGCTCTGGGCCAGCGTGCCGTCGAACAGCGCGTTCTCGCCGGGCCGCACGAGCCCGTCGTTGCGCGCGGTGAACGTGCGGTACAGGTCGGCCAGCGCGTCGGCCGTCTCCTCCGGCGTGGTGTCGGTGGCCTCGCGGCGAGCGTTGTACTTGAGCACCTGGGTCAGCCGGAAGAACTCCGCGCGCCCCGTGATCGTCGCCGCCTGCAGCAGGTCGGAGGTGGCGCGCGTCGTGCTCGCGTGCCGCGCGGGCATCGAGCGGTTCACCGTGGGCAGCTCGACGCGGCCGGTGGTGTTCAGCTCGTCGGTGTGCAGGGCCCACTCGGTCTGGAACCGGCGCAGGTCGTCCTCGACGACGCGCGCAAGCGTCAGCCACGGGCTGTCGTCGAGCTGGTCGGCCAGCGCCCGCATCGCCGGGGCGTGCTCGGCCGCGAGCCGGTTCAGCATCTTCTCGAGCGCGCGGGCGTCGCCGTTCCTGAGCCGGGTGACCAGCTGGCCCACCAGCGTCCGGCGGTCGCGCGGCGCGAGCGAGGAGGCCCGCAGCAGCGCGGAGACCTTGCGGTACACGCGCGTCAGCGTCTGGTCGGCGAGCTGGGCCCGCTGCGTGCCGGGCAGCTGGCGCGCGGCGAACAGCAGGCTGGCGTACGCCTCCATGTACGGCTGCGTGGAGTACATCACGCCCGTGCTCGTCAGCAGCCCGGTGCCCTGGCGCAGCATCTGGTAGGCGGTGTCGGGCAGCAGCTCGCGCAGCATGTTGATGAACCGGTCGCCGTCGAAGTCGCCGCCGATGGCCGGCTGGATCTCGTCGGGCACCAGCACCGAGGCGTTGTCCCCGGCGAGGGTGAGCTCCGGGCTGACCTGCAGCCGCAGCAGCTGGAAGCTGCCCGCGCTGTTCAGCGGGAACCGCGCGCCCCACACGGACGCCGCGCGGCGCTTGCCGTAGCCGAGCTGGTCGCTGCTCTCGTCGGCGTGCCACCACGCCCGCAGGTCCGCGTTCAGCGCCTCGACCGCACCCGCCGCGGCCGCCTCGTCGCCGCTCGCGGCAGCCTGCTCGACCTGGGCCGCGATCTGCCGCATCCGCTCCAGCAGCGCGGCGTCGGCCTCGGCCACCCGGCCTGCCTGGGCGCGCCTGGCGCTGATGCAGGC